AATGGCGATTGATTGGTTTCTCTGCTACCTCTTCGGCTCCCTTCTCACTTTGGCTTCCAGAGTTGGAGGTCATAGTCCGATCTTGGGGGGTAGATAACGGGAGTTTTAGGGTGGAGAAACCATTCGGCGGGTTGTCGTCGCCAGGGGCGCAGGTATGAGTAAACCAGCGCCAATCCTAACCTTCGCTCCCAAAATCAGTCCAGAAGCCCCCGCGTGGCTTCAACAGCACCTCACACTCATCTACCAGAAATTGAATAACCATACGCAGGCAATGTCGCTATTGGCAGGGAAGACTAGCGGCCCCACTACCAATAACACAACGGTTCAGGAGAGCGTAACCACGGGGGGAGGGGCAAGTCCGACAACTCCGGCATCGGTTGGAGCAGTTGACGATCAGAGTGGAGTAACTACTTATGCAACGACGCAAGGAGACTATGGCTCGGTAGTGGTGCTTTCGGACGCATCTCCTATCGCGGTAAGCCTTAGCACTCAAACTCCGCCTTGGTTCTGCTGGATAGTTAATCTTGGAGCCGGGATTGTTACCTTGACCCCAGTGACGGGTACCATAAATGGGTTATCTTCAATAACCCTGCTCCAGAACTGTTCCGCTGTCGTGGCCTTTGACGGGGTTTCTTGGTGGGCAGGATCGTCACCTATTGTTCCCGTTAATACGCCATCCGTTACCAGTCAGTGGATCAGTTCGTATAATAGCAGCACCGGGGCGTTCAGCCTCAGTCAGCCAGCGATAGGGGATGTTTCTGGACTATCGGCTGCGCTTGCACTTCTCGCACCTATCGCATCCCCTACGTTTACTGGGACAGTGACAGAATCAACTCCGGCAGTGCTTACGGCGGCGATTACGGCAACCTCCGCTACGGCTGGGGCGGCTACTGCGCTTCCAGTTGCCCCGCTCGGATACCTTGAAATGAGTATCAACGGAGTGATATGCAAGATACCTTTTTTTAGCGTATAAACATCTTGCTTTTAGGCTACTGACGGAGTAATCTAGAACAGATAACCTGCGCTTCCGGGAGAGTCGCACAGGAGAATTTATGTCAGGCTTTGCCTCATCCTTGTTTGGTGGCTCAAATTCTACGCTCTCTGGAGACATGGCGAGCACGGGGAACATCGGTAATTTCTCCTCTGCAATAGGCCAAGGCAACATCACAAATTCCAGCAACTTCTTCAATTCCCTGCTGAGTGGAAACTCTAAAGATCAGGCGAAGGTCCTCGCGCCCCAAATTAAGACCATGCAGGATCAGGGGCAGCAGCAACTCAATACAACATCTCAGTTTGGGAACCGATCAGGCGGAACGAATGCGTCAAACCAGAAGAACATGGACACGACGCGAGGAAACATCGACAACTCGATTTCTAGCCTTACTGGATCGGCGGCAAGCAACCTTATGAGTTCGGGGCAAAGCCTGTTAGGAACATCCTTGAAGGCCTATCAGCAACAGGAACAGATGTCTCAAGACCAGATGAAGAACTGGCAGAATTCCATTCTCGGAAATAGTATATCGACTGGAGTGGGTGCTGCTGAAGCGTTTGCTACTGGAGGATTGAGCACTCTTGGTCAGGCTGGCGGTAGCTTCTCGAAGGGTGGACAGAGCGCACTAAATTCGTTTATGGGCGGGAGCCAATAGGAGATTCAATGGGCTTTGACGAAGGATATGCGTTTGGGAAGGAACTTGCGGCACGTCGCATTGCTCGCAAGGATGCGCTTACCGACGAACAACACGCAGACCAGCGTGACAAATACATAGCCGCTGGCAAGGCATATCAAGTTCAATTGTCGTCTTATAAAAACGATAAAGGGGAAGTAATCCCCGAATATGCTGACCAGTACAAAAAAGTATCGGATTTATCCACCCAAAATGAATACAATCTAGGTCAACTTTACGATCCCATCAAAGCACCTGGCCGCTTGCAAGCCGACTGGCATTACCTTCGTGAACGCATACATGGAATCAAGCAGCCTACCCCTACTCCAACACAGTCTCCAGCGGTAACGCTTCCTGCTTTTGCTCCTGCGCCGATCACTACGCCGGAGATGCCCGCTTATCAGCAAACGACTCCGGGGCTTCCGTCCCAAGGGGGAGGTGTAACAACAACAGTTCCGGGAGTGGCGGCGACGACGATTCCGGGGATGGCAGGTGCTCCTATCACTCTTCCTGCTGTCCCTCTTCCAAAGGTTACGAAGATGCCGTGGGCGGCAGGACGAGTTCAAGAACTAAAAGATAAAGCGATGCAGAAGGCACAACAGGAGGCTAAAACTCTTGAGGCTGGGGCAGGATTGTCGCCAGAACAAACGGCCACAGTGAACGCTAATGCTGCTAACGCTGGTAGCCTTGCAGCGATCCAAGGGAAGATCAAGAATTACAAAACACTCTATAAAATGCTCAACCCCAAAGCAACTGAAGAGGATGAGGCTAAGGATGTATCCGCTTATGCAAGCAGTCTTATTCCTGGGAATGAACAGATAGGGAATTGGTCGGTAAAGGAAGGAACACTTAATGGACAGCCTTATCCTCTATCTTACGACAGTAAAACTGGCAAGTATAAGATGCCAGACAACACATACTCGTCTACTCCGCCTGAAAATTGGAAGCCTACAGAAAAAAGCGCAGGTGGTCGTCCAGTTCTAGGCTACAATGCTGCTGTCAATCTTGATCTAGCCCGGAATCTACAGACGCAAGGAACGGTATACAGCGGACAGGATGGAAATCCTATTGATCTATCCTCTCTTCCCGATGGTTCGATTCTCGTTCCCGTATTTGAAGGTGGAGGTAAGAGCTACTGGTCGATAGCCAATGACAAGGGGCGTTACGAAACTGGTGATAACCTGCGCAAGTTTGAACCCGCTGTAGGAGGACCAGTCGCTAACCCCCAGAATGTTGGTCAGGTGCGCGTACCAACGTCTAGGACTTCTGTTACTCCAGGGCCGGGTGGCCCAGTTGTAACGTCAAGCGTAACATCGCCAATGACAGGCGGAGGCGGCGTTTCTCGTCCTGCGGCAGTCCGTCAGGCTATTCCCAATCAGCCGGGTACACATCCTGTTGCTCCACGGTCAGGTGGGGCGGCACAGCCAACCTCTCAACCTGCCTCTCCGAAGCAAACTAGAAGTTCCGACATTCCTCCAATGCGCGATCCTAAACTTCCACCAATGAAGGGAGCAGATGAGCGTGCTATCTCCAACCTTACTGCTCCAGTTGCGACTGTTGAGCAACAGGTAGTAGGGCGTGGAGCAAAGCCTTTATGGGAATATAGCACGATTCTAAATAATCCCGATCTATTGAAAGCCACTAACTGGGCTATGGCTGCTCCTATGCTTCAGACTCCAGAAGGAAGTAAAGACCCAGGATTTTGGAATACTATAACATTAGCTTTAGGATTGGCTACCGCTGCGCAGAAGGTTACTACGGAGCAGATTGTTGCTGCTCGTAATAAAGTGCAGAACGAAGGTGGCCCTCAAGCGGTAGAGTTTCTAGACCGCCTAGCTGAACTGAAGGGAACTATTCCTAACCTGCGTAAGATTCAGGGAGGATCGTCTGCTATGGGTGCGATGCAACCACTCTATCAGGAATCCCCTATTATGAATATTTCCAGTCCAGAGGACTTTCGCAATCGTACCGCTAATATGCTGCGGACGATGGCGGTAGCATTAGATCAAGTTCCCGGAATCAATAAGGCTCACGTTAATTGGCTATATGGACAAGCCGATCAAGCTCAGTCTAATTCTGTCGATGTTCTAAAGAAGCAGGCGGCACTTTTGAATGCTCCTCCTCCCCCACCAGCACAACATAAAGCGGGGGATCAGGTGATGCTCGGCGGAAAGATAGTAACAATCAAGAATATCTACCCAGACGGGACGTTTGACTACTAATGCCTACAGCGAAACTCAGTGACGCACAGCCTATACCACAAAGCGGTAGGGCAAAGCTGTCTGACGCGCAGCCTCTCGACCAAAATATTGATGAAAAGAGGAAGTGGTATTCTCTGACCCCGGATCAGAAAAAAGCTGCCATATATGGAATGAGTCCAGAAGAATTAGACGATAAACTGAATAAATTAGGGGTATCAGTAGGTCATGCAACTAGTATAGGGAAAGCCCCTGAGTGGACAGGATTTGAGGCTAGAAGCACTGGTAATGGAACAGTGATGAGCATTCCCCAACTAACTCCTGAGTCAAAGCAGTGGATGAAGCAGAAGGCTCTTGGTTTGTTGAATTGGGGGCAAGAAAACCTCTCGAATATAGCTGGGCCTTTTGGTGCCCATGTAGGAAGAATTGCTGGAGCAGCAGTAGGGGAATATGTTGCCCCCGAAAGTGGGCCAATAGGACCAGAATTTGGCGGATACGCTGGAGAGGTTTCTGGTGCTTCCATTGCAGGAGCGGGGGCTGAAGCGGTACGTCAGGGTCTTGAGCATGTTGAGGGAGTAGATAAGTATAACGAGCCGTGGAGAAACACTTGGGCCGAAAGAAGAAGAAGAATCATCCATGCAGGAATAGACCAGGCTATAGCTCAAGGAATAGGGATGGGGATTGGGAAAGCCATTCGCCCTACACTGGGTAGGTCTATCAATAATCTTTATTCCGCAGGGATGTTTGATTATGGCGATCCTATCGCAAAAGAAGCGACGGTTGGAACAGGAAAATCGGCGTATAAATCAGGAGGAACACTAGAAAAAGTCATCAACGACGTTATGGAAACGGAGAAAGCGGGTAAGCCTGCTGTCACGGTTAGAGATTTATATGACAATATAAATGATTTGAAAAAAGACATAGGTACACAAGTTGACGAGAAGATGAACCTTCCTGTGCGGCAAGGAAAAGCAATTGTTCCATTAAAAGATGTGGCTCCCAACCCTACTCCATTGGCTGATTTGATAAATAATTTTGCAACAAAAGATGAGGGTATAGTCCACAGAGCATCACTGACAGGTAGAGACCCAAGCGTAACTGCTGCGAAAAAGTACCTACAGATGGTAAAAGATAGAGCGTTAACCTTTCAGCAGAAGCCGTGGACTTATGGGCAGTTGGCTAAAGAGCGTATCCGTATTGGTAACGAACTTAATGATTATTATTCACTAACTCCTGACGGAAAACGGTTGTTCTTGAGTACCCACCCACTGTTTGAGGTGGATAAATCTATAGCGGACTACATACGTAAAGTTACTTATCCTGAAATGGATAGGCTATCCGGTCAGCCTTTAGGGACTACTGCTGAATTACAAGGTAAGCGTGGTGCCCTGATAAGTCTGGAAAACCAACTGCTTGATAACATGGAAAAAATATACACAGAATCGCGTCAAGGTGCCACGAAAGGAATGAATATCGGCGGTTACGCAACGCCATCTGGGGTAGGAGTAGGACTTCACAGATTACCGATGAAACTCGGTGCGAATGATGTTGAGAGCCAAGCAAATACTAAGGTAGCACGAGCATTTGGTCATACTCTGGAATCGAAAGCACGAAAAATAGCCTCATCTCCAGGGGGGAGCGAGGTCTGGGGAGACAATATCCTTTCGCTTCCTATACGCGCTTTGATTGGCTACAGAGATAGCGGTATACTTTCTACTCGCCCAACCCGTAAACCTCCTGCTAAATCATATGATTCAGATGGGCCGCAGTCTTCCGTTGCTCCCACTTCCACTCCAAAAGAGCTTATGGAGAAGGCCAAACGGATGGCCCCTGCGGGGCAAGGACAAGTCGCGTACAATCATTTGGCTGTGAATCCGAAGACCGGACACCGCATTGCATCGGCAGACGGAAAGCAGTGGTACGACGCACAGACCGGACAACAGGTGGCGTAAATCCCCTTGACTTTCCTGCGCCTCTGGAGTATGCTTTATCCCCATAGGGAGGGAGTATGGAGATAAAGATAAAACGTGTCAAGTGGCGCGACAGTTGCGTATTACGCGATCAGCAGACGATAGATGCTGATTTTGATGTTGCCATCATGGAAAGTGTTGGATTTGTGCTTCAAGAAGATGCGAAGAAGTTGGTACTTGCAGGGGAACTTCTCGAAAACGGGAACGCGAGAAGAACCATTGTTATTCCGAAAGAAAATATAATTATGCAAGTGGGGCTTACCAACAGCATATCTCCGAAAGTAAAGGCGAAGGAAGTGGTGACAAAATGAACAGACGCGATTTCAGCAAAACGGCAGGACTCGTAGCGGCAGTGGTGGTAGTTGCGCCGAAGATTTTAGCAGAAGGTTCGCCTAAATGGATTATTGAGCAGGGAGACATTGACGCCGAATGGAACGAAGCGACCCCTGAGCAGCGTTTGGCACTCCAGCGGATGCGGGACAATATACCTACTGGAATTTTTTACAGGGTAACGAAGGAAATTCCTCAGCAAGTTCCCGTTTTTACCGCAAAAGATGGCTCCATTAAAGGCAGTTATCAGCATGGAGATTGTAAAATAATAGGACAGGTAGCTGGAATTCACCCTTGGCAATTTGAAGATGGGAAAGTTGAGGAGGATGTTGATCTTTCCGATATTAGCTATATGGGGATATACCGTCAAGGGGTGCGCAATAAGTATACGAACGAGGCCAGGTTATTTGCGTCGTCAGTTCCCCTCGATTGGGCGATGGAAGTAAACCCTGGTCAGACAGTTCCTATCTATAAAAGATTTTCTCTAGGAACAAGTGATGCGGAAATCGAGCGCATGGCGAGAGAGTCGTTCCTCAAGTTACAGGAATTGGTAGTTGAGTACCATAACCGTGCAGCGTAAACTACTCTCATGCCAAAGGACTCCCTATCTCCGAAGCCGATTCCGCCACCGGGATATTCAGTAGTCAACCTTCCTGACTTCCTCAAGCCTTCCAACGCCAAGACGAAGATTACCAGTGCGCCTCCAATGAATATCGGAGGAGGAACGGTAGATGCAGATGTTGATCCTGCCAACCCAACGACAATTCAGGTCAGGAATCCTGCGGCGTTCACTCAGCCGACGCAGACGCATGAATCTACTCACATCTTCCAGTTGAGCCGCAATCCAGCCTTCACGTCTGCGATACAGGGTCAGCAACAGGCAACCAGCCAAAAGGACTTCGACTATGGCGGGGTAGAGGGTCTGATGGCCGCTCAACGCGCTCACAAGACCATTGCCAACTTTAGCGCAGAGCAACAGGCTAGGATGGTGGAGGACTATCAGAAAGCCACGCAGGATGCTATTCGTAGAGGCGATCCTGCGGCTCTAGCGAGGGTCACAGCGGCCTACCACCCCCTCATCGGACAGTTGGCTAAGATTCCACCCAAGGGCGCGAACATGGCACAGATGACGCAACAGGACTTGACTCCTGCCGCGCCTATGCCGCCTGTAAGCGTAGCTGGGATGCCGCTGCTACCCGATAAACTGATTGGGGGTGCTACGGCTCCTCCGAAGACCGTCCAGCAGTTGAAGCAGGAAGCGGCTCAAAGGAATTCTTCCGTACCCCACAAGATAGGCGAAAAAAAGCGTTTCCCGAATGATAAGATAGGGATTTGGGACGGACATGGCTGGGCGGCACAATAGATGGCTCCAAAGCAATATCTCGATGACGACGGCGAACCAATTACTGCTGGGCCAGAGGTGAAACTTCCTGCTGGCTATAGCTTATTGTCGTCTAAGAAGAGTCCTTCCGCGCCCAAGAAGACGGTTAAAGACCTGAAATTAGAGGCTGCGAAGAGAACTCCAGTAGTCACCCCGAAGGGCTACCTATTAACCAAATCTCCTCTACTAGACCAGTTCTTGGCGAAGGAGAAACAGCGAGTAGCCGATGCCCCTGTATCCGAAGGAGCGGACGCCTTTAGTGCTCCTGCCGCAAGACTTTCACCGCTTATCAAGCCGACGTACAATCCTGCCAACCAAGCCGCAGGAGCGCAGAGTACCCTTGCCTCAGTCCCGAATGCACCGAAGCCTAAGACTATCGGAGAAGAGATAAAGGCACAGCGGGCAGGATCACATATCACTTACGTTGCTCCAAACATTGGGCAACCATCCGCTCATCCTGACTTGAATGCTCAGGCTGTACCGATGCACACAAAGAGTTTACTTGATATGCTCCTTCCCGGAGTACAGTCAGACACCGCAGAGGCTTATGTCCTGTCTGGGGTGAAGGCCGAGGGCGAAAAACAGAGGGAGCAATCTGCTAGATGGGCCAAAAATCTCCCTCGCCTACTTCCACAGGACAAACCTTTGACCACAGAGGAGAAGAATCAGGTTGCCACATTGAGTAGTGCGGCATCCAAAGGTAACTTTGACCCAACAAAGCTGTCTACTCAACAGAAAGAGTTATTGCAGCGTAACTGGGTGCAGACGCAACCCGGAATTGCGGGGGCTGTCCAGAGAGCGACTAGGGATAAACTGTCCGATTTGAGTAGAGTGGATCAACTTGCTGTTATGGCTTTGATCCCAGAGTCGAAGTTTGTGAGCCTATTCTTTGGCGTTCAGATGGCTCAGGGTGTGATCCATGATACTCCAGAGGCGTGGAAAGCGTACCAAGCGGGCGATCACGAGAAGGCAGCGGCTTTGGCTACCTCAGCCCTCATTGATGGGGCAATGGCTGGAATGGCAGCAAAACATCTGGCTGGAGGGAAGGCTCCATCGTTCGCAGAGAGTGCAAGGCAAGGGCTGACTGAAGGGGCTGGAGACGTAATGGGTGGTAGGACGATTACAGATCATCCTTTTACGCCTGTAGTTGTTGCTCCTAGCCGCGACAGGACGAATGTCCTGCATCGCAACACGGCAGGAGAGGTACGACAAGCAAAGGGACAGGCTCCGTCTGTTTGGTTGAGTCCTGATGCTTGGAAGTCTTTGATGAACACGATGTATCCCAAAGAGAACCATGCGTCAACTCACGGATTCAATCTTTCGACTGATCTTCTCCATACCTTCGCTAACGATCCAACGCTTGCCGCTGCTCATCCAGAAGTGCAACAACTGTTGGCGGAGGCTCATAGGAAGACAAGTATTGGTGGTGCGGCTGTCGCTTCCAAAACTGGAAGGGGAGTTCAGCACGCCGTAAATGTTATGCGTGAGGAACTCATTCATACTCACCAACGCCAACTGTCGGCAAATGGAACTTTTGATGACGTTCTGAAGCCCGGAGTCTTTAGCCACTTAAGGAGAAATATTCCGCAAGGAATGTACGATCACTTGCTGAATAATGATTACGATGAATTTAACTCTCCCCAAATGGTGACAGAAGCAGCGGCCAAATTAATGGGAAGAAAGTCTACAGACTTTGGAGTTACGCCAGAAGAGAAGGCAAAATTCCTAACGGATTATTTCACTGAGATTGCTGCGGAACACGGCGCACAAGCACTGGATGTATTTACTCATCTTGTCGATGGCGCAAGGGACGTAAAGGAGAAAGTATATGCCGAAAACACAGGAAAACAAGGAACCAGCGGAACCAATGCAGGATTGGCCAACAACAGACCTGATGGTAGCCCACTTCAAAGCCTTTCTGGACGGGGGGCGGGAGGGGCTGAGCAAGTTCATAACGGAGCAGGAAGCCAAGCTGGATCAGGAGCGGAAGAAGTAGATGGGAATACTCCGCAAGCTGCACGAATTCCTATTCCGCCCGAAGGAGTTGACGCAAACGGAACGGATGGCGGCGCACTTCCAAGCGTGGCAGCAGGGCGGCAAGGAGGGGCTGCTGAAGCTAATCAGGGATCAGGAGAGCCAGCCTTCAACCGCGAAAAAGTAAAGGACGATGCCGATAAATTCAAGTCGTCTCTAACGATCCCTTTGCAGGAAGATGGAGTAGAAGTCCCTTCCGTGAACGTGGATGTACTGTTTCCTCCGCCGAAAGAGATGGAGTCCGCATGGCGCGATGCGTCCATGAATCCTTTGCTGCATGAGCAGTTCAAGCGGACAGGAATCAGTGGATTCTCGATTGAAGAGCCGTACAAGTTTGATTTGTCAGAACAAGGGAACATTGATCCGAAGACAGGTAAGATAGCCGTAAACGCGGCTGCATCTAATCCAACTCATACGTTGGCGCATGAAGTAGCCCACGATATTTACCGTCGCTTGACGCCTGAGAACCGTGCAATTATTGATAGATACGTTACAGGTGCAACATACATCCACGCCGAACATACTGGGGGGTTGGAAGAGCGTATTGCGGATCATTTTGCAGACGAAATAGCAAATCCAATGTCCTCGTCCGCTCCGCCGTCAATTCGTAAAATCTTCTTTGAGTCTCCTCTTGAGCCGCGCCCTGCCGTCACCACGAAGGCTGTAGAACTTGCTCCTCCAGAGCCAAAGAGACCGATCTATGGAACATGGTCGGATGTAGCTAGGAATGGCGGTAGTCTTCGTACAGGAGACGATATTCGTGGCCTAGTCGCGAAGGATGGAGACTTTCCCTTAGTGCTTAAGGACACCTACGGAGCGCGTCACGTAATGCCAGCATCGGTAGCGGCAGACGTGCTTGATTCTCCTGCCCACAACTATGTAAATGAAGTCTTCATGGCGAAGGATCACATCTACGATAAGAGTGATTTTGAGCTAAAAAGAGACATGGAACAAGCGAATAAGATGCTCACGGCTGGTAGATTTATGGGCCTTGAGATGGTTGACGGAAAGATGACACAGGAGGCTACAGGTCCGTCTCTCACGGATGCCTACCGCAAGGAACTACAAGATCGTGTGGCCACGAGTGAAAAAATACTAGAGGATCGCAAGGCTGGAGTTCCGCGTCGTCCTGTTCCTGTAGTGCCAATGGACACTGTACGAACCCAAACATCTGGAGCACGGATGCTCACGGATGCAATCAACACGTTCGGGAACAGGAATAGGCTAGCGCAGGAGTATAAGTCTCCACAACTACCAGCGGAAGGCGTATCTCCTAGCGGAAAAGGAACTATTTCCCCCGACGATACCCTCTTCAATAAGGAGAAGCCCTACAAGGAACTAGAGGGTCTTGATCCTAAAGCCGTAATGGGAACGCCAAATAGTGCCGCAATCATTACCGGAGATGGGAAGGTAAAGGTTGGCGAAGGTCACTACGAACTAATGGAGGATAACGGATACAAGGACTACGCTGACCTGTTCGCCGCAGGAGGAGTAAGGATTCGTCCTGCCTACGGTGGGATGAATATTGAGATTGGGAAGATAGATAACGATGTACTGAGTCGCGTAAGAAAGACGATTGCATCCTTCCCCGGCATGGATTTCACTGTTGAGTTTACCCCTGCGAATAATAGGGCACCAAAGAGCATCTCTGGTGGTGCTGATATAGTCCTATTGGGACTGGAAAAATGGCAGCGAGTAGGAGAAGCGGCTGCGAAGTACGCTTCACCATCTTACTGGCATGAGCGTGGGAATGATGAGCTATTCAACCGGGTTTACAAGAGTCCTGACGCAGATCAGGAAGAAATAGACGATGTGCAGGGACAGTTGGATGCGACAAAGGACATTATTCACAGGAACCCACTTCCCACAAACCCAGACCTTAGCACTCCAGAAAAGAGAGCGGCGTGGAACGAAGATAAAGAAGATTGGAATAGAGATTACGGATATAACGAAGATCACATCAAGGCACTGGAGAGGAGACTTGGCTACCTAAAGAACAAGAGTATAGGAGAGGTGCGCCAGCTTCCCGATAAGACGAAGGTGGTTTACTTGACGCGGAAGGGGTCGGATGACCTACATGAAGCGTTTGGCTCATCCTACAGCCCTAACTTTTCAATAAATGGGGCTTCACTCGACAATCTAAGCCTTAGCAAGGTATTCAAAAACTTGGATGAATATAAATCTCCTCATTCGAGGGAGATAAAGAAACTAATCACGCAAGGACTAGACGATAAAGGTAGCGTAACGATAGCGATGGTTCCCGAAAAAGGACAGAGCCTTAGCGAAGCGTTAGCTACTCTGCGCGAGGAGTTAGGGCATACATGGCAAAAGCGATTTGAAGTGGAAGCAGGGAAGCATCTCCCTGAAATAGAGTTCAAGAAACTGAATGCTGCTATCCCTGCCGCGATGAGCTATTACTTAAAGAAAAACGATTACAAGGATGATGACGGTTCGGAGATAGCCAACAAATATCGCGTACTGGAATCTGCGGCGAAAATGATTGCCGACAACCCGAAGGCGCTAGGATTAAGTGAAGACGAATGGGCTAATTATCTGTTCCAATACTTTGAGTTAGTTGAAAAGACTCACGGCAAGGACGCATTAGATCAGCTAAAGCACATTACTACACCAGCACGTCACGTCAAGGAGGATTACTACAATGCAAAAGGAAATGGATCGGGAAATGAAGCAGATAGAGGAGGTATGGGCGGCGTACAAGGCGGGGGGAAAGGAAGCCTTGAAGGAACTAGCTCAGAAGCGAAACCGGATGGCGGAGCCTCCAGTACCGATAGAAGGACTGATGGTGGACTACAAAAGAAAGTAGACCCGCTGTTCAACCGTGAGCAGACCAAGAAGCCTGAATTTAAGAACTGGTTTGGAGATTGGGAAGACCCTAACGCATTTAGTTCTAAACGTGAGGAGGGTAAGCCTCCTGTTTCGATGGCAGTAAATAAAGATGGTACGCCAAAAGTCTTGTACCACTCCACTTCTGGAGACTTCAATCAGTTTGAGGTAGGGAGAGGTTCATTCAATTCAAATGTGCTTGGATCATACGAGACAAATAGGCACGGCATATTCCTAGCCGAGTCTCCTGAGTTTGCCAATGAATTTGTGATTGATCCTGAGTCGCCAAATTCTAAGCCAAAGACGGGCGGGAAGACTATCCCTGTCTATCTAAATATTAAATCTCCGCTCGACCTGCGGAGTGGAAAATCTACGCTCGATGAGGACACTTTAGACGACTTCAAAGCGCATGGCGTAAACCCACGATGGATAACGAATGGGACGCAGCACACTTGGGAACTGTTTGACGACGAGGATGGAAAAGAGTTTGTCAGGGCCGCTAAGGAAATGGGTTATGACGGAGCTATTATTACCGATGATTCACAAGGGGATGCAAAAAACACTGACACATGGGTAGCGTTCGAACCTGCTCAGATTAAGTCTGCCATCGGTAATAAGGGCACGTTTGATCCTAAGAATTCCAATATCCTATTTAATAGGGAACAAACGAAAACTCCTGAGTTCAAGAAATTCTTCGGCGAAAGTAAAGTCGTGGACAAAGATGGAGAACCGATGGTTCTTTATCACGGTACAGATAAGGAGTTCGATGAATTTACCGGAGGAGAGTTAGGTTCACATTTTGGCACGGCGGAACAGGCCAGCAAGCGACTTGATAGTTCGGTCGGGAAGCCACGCCTTGGTGAAAACATTATTCCTGCATACATCCGTATCAATAATCCTATTCGCCTTAGTGCTGATCCGGGATATTTTGGACGGTTAAGCCTTCTGGGGCAACTGGTAAAGGACAAGGTTATTTCAGAGCCAGAGTCCAAAGAATTATTGAGTCGGATGGATGAGTCTGACAAGAATTCTGCTCACACAGGTAGCGCGAACGAACGGGCGCAGCGGTTCAAATTGATACGCGAATACCTGAAGTCGAAAGGATATGATGGAATTACTTACCCAAACGAGTACGAGGGGGAAGGAGAAAGCTACATTGCCTTCGATCCTACTCAGATCAAATCTGCAATCGGTAATTCAGGTTCCTTCGACCCCAACGATCCGAACATATTGCGGAACAGGGAGAAGTCGGATTACGAACAAACCAAGATTCCTACCGAGACTGGATACCGCAGTATGGTGGATACGGGGTCAATAGGAATTGTTGACCTAACCAAAGACGACTACGAACTTGTAAATAAATTATCGGGCGTAAAAATTGAAAGCAACGGAAGGAATTTAGACTCCCAGAATGCCTATGTTCTAGTACAGAAGTTGATTAGTCATTCTCTTGGATTATCTGGAAAGGAACAGAATAAAGCCATTGAGATAGCTTCCCATATTTTGCAGGCAGCAAACGATAATGGGGATGCTGGAGTTCCGATACTTACTGTTGACCCTAATCGCAGACCAGAAGAACAAAAAGAACTGGAAAAGCATGAGGCTATGGTTCATGCTGGTCAACGGGTTGTGTCTGGAGATGGCGATCCGTTGACACTGTTTCCTAAATCTGTAACTGATGATTTAGCGAAAAGGATGATAGCGCAAAAAGCATGGTACGCACTGAAACATTACGGGAACGATAGAGCGTTGCTGGCTGCGGAATCGGAAGCGTTTGGTCTATCTGGGAAGTTCAATAGGCTTGGTCTTTTCACTGAAGATGAGGTTGATGAGTTGATGTGGGAGAGTCTTAAAGCCCAAACTTCACATCACGGAGAAAAACTCAACACGATAGACCCAACAGGGAAGAAGTATGTAGATGCACTAAGAGAGGCGGCAGAAAGACATGAAAGCAATAGGAGAAGCAGAGACCTTGTTCAACTTGAATTCCCTGGATATGAAGAAGGTGGCGGACAGGAGAAAGAAGTTCCTAGCCCTAGCGGGACTCCCGAAGGAGGAGGCGTTGAAGGGGATCAGGGCGATTCGGGAGCAGGCTCAGAAGGAGTGGGGGCCGGAGGAAAAGGAGAGTCCGAGTCAGGAATCCTAGAGGATCGGATTACTCCTAGCGCGGCAGGACAAGAATCAAGTTTGGAGTCAAATACTGATTCAATAGGAGGTGCGGGAATCCCAGAGCCAGTAGGGGGTAGCACGGGAACTACCCCTACTACTGTTATTCCGATCAAAGGCGGTACGCAGTTAGCCGCCGCTCCCATACAAATACCTGTGGTGCCTGTGATAAAGGTTCACACTATCCTTCCCCATCAAACTACAGCACAAGTTTCTGTGCCTCTACAGACAACTATGGGTGTTACACCAGTGGTTACGAAGAGAATCCTGCCGTTGTCTGAGTTGAAGGTATTGGCAGCGGGGTTGAACCCTCAGCGGAAGGTGAGCAACATTAAGGATTTAATTGCCGAAGCCAACAGGCGCAACCCAACGAAGATGATCCCATAATGAACAGCCCTTTTATCCTTTCCGCCTATGAGCATTGCAATCGTGATGGATTCTGGAGCCGCGATTGGGAAAAAGGAAAACCTGACGAGCACCAGTTTATGCAGAAGTGCATCAACGCTGGACTCTGCACGTCTGAGAAGAACTACGGGGAATATGCTGGAGAAGAGGCTATCGCGCTAGGAGCGGAACCGGGATTGAGAACGGACAGCCTAAATGTTTACGATGAGGTAATTCACATCGCTCACATTTGTGATTTGATCGTAACCGCCCTCAGAAAACCCAACGATAAGCCGTGGGAAACTGCTAAAGAAATTCCATTGGACAACGGGACGATATGGAAATCAAGTGCATATCTCGATCCTTCGGGGACAAAACTGCGCCGGGTTTGCCTAGTCACCAACTGGTCTGACGATAGGCACTATTCCGAGGCGCGTAGCTGGTATTCGCTAGGAGAAGTCTGCGCCTATGGACTCCCGATGCAGCAAGTGGTTTGCGTGCTAGGAGCAAGGCGAGACGGGAAAAGGCATGGATATTGGAGCAAAGGCGTTTTACATCCCGCGAATAAAAAATTGCGGTTCAGGAAAAGAAATAATGTAGGAACCAATTTCAAGGAATCGTGGAATACGATTTTCAGGGAAGATAGAGACGAGATCGAATCCGAAACTTGGCTACAGGCAATGTTGGATGACGGAGTTCTTCAGGACAGTCTATTTAACGTAGATATTCAGGTTCCAGAACCAAGAGCTAGGCAGATGATTGTGGACACAGCGGCAAGGAGGCTAGAGGAGATTTATTCTCTAAAAACAGCCCCTCCACAGCAATTTAGTACCTGCTCGTGGCCTATTCCCTGTATCTACCGTGGGTGTTGCAATAGGGGGGAATCGCCCAACGGACGTTCAGGGTTTATCCCTGTGGAGCAGGTGAAGTAGATTCTCTATTGCCAGAGCTACGCTCCCAATCTCCAGAAGTTTGCTTCGTGCAGACGCACATTATGCAATCGCAAATGGCACAGTAGCCAATTCCTTTATGTGGGCAACAGGTCGAGCAGAATTCGTCGTTATAGCCTCTACCGCACTTCTCACATGACTGACGCATGGCTATCCGCCTATCCACCCTGGCCCAGCCTGTGGCCCAGTAATAAACCTATCAGGATCGTCGTCGTCTGGCCCCTCAAGTGACCCCACAACGTCAGGACCGAACTGTACAGCATTACCCTGCGCCCTTGAAACTGGCGGAGCCGCCATAGCTGCCATGAGAGCCGCTTGAGGGTCGATAGGAGCCTGAAACGCTTGTGCGTTAGGAACTGATCCTGAAAAGTCATACTGAGCAGGAGGAAGATTGTTTGATCCTTTTAGGGCTTGAATGATTTGTAGGAGGCTAGGAATCTCAGCATTGAGTCCTGCCAGCTTACCCATTGCCTCTGCCCGTTCGTTGATTGCCTTTGCCAAGCGGTTCTCAGCCGCTTTGAGGGCTACGGAGAACTCTTTGGGGCCTGTGTACCGCTTCGGCCTCTTGGGGGCCACAGGAGTAAGCTGTGGGGAAGGAACCACTACTGGAGGAGGCGGAGGCGGGGCAGGAATAGGTTCTGGAACTTTGGCTACTTCTTCCTGTTCCGCTCGCGGCGTTTCCGCTTCAGGTGTAGGTGCAGCCACACTAGGACTAGCACTAGGAATATCACTGATTGGTGTGGCATTGACTTCAACCTTCACTTTCTTCGTTGCCTTAATCTTCGCCCAGCGGTCTTTGGCGATCTGACTGCGCTCTTCTTTGCTTAATTTATCTTTTTTCGGCATAATTATCCTCTCAGGCGCAGTATATCATAGAACTTCCTTCACTTTACTTCATGGATGCGCGATTCTGTATCTAACTGCTTAGATTTATCTCGCGCCAGTTCTCTTTCCTCGTCGCTAAACTCTTCGTCCTCAGCGATTTCGTCAAGAATCTCGCGCAGCGTTAGTTTACGTCCTTTAATCATCTCGGCCATTTACCTATCCTCGTTGATCTTTGCTATCCGACTATCCCATTCTGGCGATCCTATAGAAAAATTCCATTTGCGTATAAAGTATGCCCGATCCTCACCGGCATGATCCGGCTCACGCTGACCTGCCGGAGCCAGCCTATGGCTAGCTCCCCCGTAGTGCCAACATCTCAAGTCTGTCTGGGCGGTAGTGATTCCAGCATCAATTATTCGCAGCTTCAGATCGCAATCTGAGCAGTAATTGAAGTATCCTTCATCCATATAATACCCGTCCTTAGTTATCAGGGCGTCATAGGCCGACTTCCTTACCATAGGAACAGCTAAATGGACATCTCCGTGGAGTCGCGTTACTTCATCCATGATTGGAGGTGGATTAGGACTATCCATGTGCGCTGCGACAATGCCTTGGGGGAACCCTAGCAACTTTCGGTAGGCATTGGGCGGGAGCACTATGTCGTCAGGAATCCCGAGAATATATGGATAGTTTAGTTCTGTAAACAGTCTATCCATCATATAGTTATCAACAGCGACAGGAGATACGTTTGTTTCCTCTCGCGTTACTAATACATTCTGGTTACGATTAGCCACATCGTTCAGCCATTCCCTTGTTTTGGGGTAGGTTGACCCGTTATCAAAGACATAAACATCTACGGGAATATCCTGCGCAAGAGCGGAGTTGAGAGCATCAACAGCTAGATCATGCTGCTCTTTTGTTCGGTCATAGCAAATCATAAGTACAGCGTTATTCATACAATCCTTCCCGAAACCACTTCTCCCATCCAATCCAATTCAATTTCCAGTCATACTTAGAGTCAAGAATCGCTCTCTTGCTAATCCACTCATTAGCCTTTAACTCCCAATCTTCCGCTCTGTATACGGGGCGTTCGCACGACCAAATGCTTTCATACCGAAAAGCGACAGGATTTACTTGCATTGATTTTGGGACTACATCTGCACCTCCACCGTAGGAACCGTGAATAACAGGGCATCCACACGCCAAGGATTCGGCCAGAGGCAGTCCCCAACCTTCAGCCCCCGGAGCTATAGTGATGTCACATGCAGTATAACTTCTAGCCAAAGCGTTATCAGGAAGATGTCCCAAAGAAATAACGGTACGATCCAACAATCCATAATCTATAAGCAGTGCTGGGATAGACCAACTCCTTTCAAGTGTATCAGTGTGCAGCCATAGGCGAACCTTCCTTTGTCGGGACAGTATAGCAACGGTTTTAATGAGTAAAGGAACGTCCTTCCGGCTCTGATTGGTGCAAACGCATCCTATCAGAATTTCGTCACTCTCGATTGGTTTCTTCTCTCCCCGCAGCGTGGTAGCTCCTGTAAGAGAAAAGAAAAAGGCTCTCGCTGACCTTCGGTCGCTAGGATGGAAAATATCTATGTTGATTCCGTGTGGAAGCGAGGTCAGACCACGCTTCTCTGATTCCTGATCCCCCAAAGTCCGGCGAATCACGTCCTCGCCCCATTTTCCGTAGGCTAGAATCCTGTCGAATCCAAGCAGGTTCTGCGCGAGAGGAAAGGTAAGTTTATCATTTGGCCCAGAAGCGTCGAGTGGCGCATAAATCCACTTTTTGAATGGAGGTTTCGTGAGGAACTTCTTTAGATCAGGATACTTAGCAAGTTCCTCGCTCATCTCAGGACGGGAGAACCATCCCAAACGGGCAGGATCGCTAAGGAACATTACCACACCGCGCTCTTTCCCTGCCCAGTCTTCCCAAATCTCAGGCAGGGTAGGAAGAATCCATCCATTCATTCCTTCGGCAGTATAGTGCCGGTAAGGAAGGTGACGAGAAGCGATTCCTCCGTATCCAACTGTCGCCAAATCATATACATCACTCAAGTTGGTGGCAACTCTTGAGGCTACATCGGACAGGATTTTTCCCAGACCAGTTCCAGCGGTCGGCGCATCCCCTACCAGCAGCAGTGGCGTGGTCATTTGGTAGCCAACTCCTCATCTCGCAGAATCTTGCCAACGCGGATTCCAATAATGAACCAGAACGCAACGCATTTGAAGATGGGGTTGATGAGATCGACGGCAGTTCTCTTTTTCCCTTTGTGCTTGCGTATTTCTTTCATCGCCTCCATAATCTCTTCGACGATAAGAGTCTTTAATTCAGTGCTATCCGAAATTTCTGTTCGCTCTTTTGGGTCCCAGTCCTCAAGGACTGCTTGTGCGTATGCCTCAAAAAGTTTCATTTTCCCTCTCCCGGATACAGATAAAATATAACTTGCAAACTGCGCCTTGTCAATGCTAAAGTTGCGCTATGCTCGTTTCTCCAGACATAACGGTTGCTCGACGGTTGCTCGGCCAATCTTTGACATGGGCGGATTACGCGAGGGGAATTCTCAAGGAAGCGCATGATTCTTTTACCATTTGCGGGAGACTCGGAACAGGGCCGTGGTATGTCGTCTGCACCCCGAACTTCCGTTTTAAGATGTGTCCTTTTCCTGGGAGGGGCTACCATCATAGATTTTGTGTCACTCCAAGCGAGGACGAGCAATACTGGATTTTTGAGGTTATCGCGTGAGAAAAATACCTGAATTCCTGCCGCCGACCATACAAGTCTTCAACAACCGCTACGCCAACGTGCTTGGAGGGGCTGTAGGCGTAGGAACTAATATTGTTGATACGTCGCAGGTCGTAGCCCCAACCCAAATGGAACTTTTGATGTATCAGTCTCCTGCACTCATCCACGGGCTTTTGATGACGCAGGTAAAGATGGCGGACGGGGATGTTCAATGCTTCTTCTTCGGGTATCGTTGCGTGGCATGTGAAACCGTATATCTCGTTCACAACCGAATACGGCAAGCGGAAGATTTGTACGAGTTTAGTATCCACCAGTGCGATCCTTCCGAAATCAGGCGAGCGGTCAGGAATGCAAGACATCTTGGACTCGATAGAGGAGAGGAAATTATGGAAGGGTTTAATGACAAGTGGTGGCCTGAGACGAGGAGAAAGGAGGATATATGGCTCAATGGAATCAGTGCTGGTTCTGCGGCTGTAAGCTCTTGCTTACCAAACGCGACCATCCAAGACAGCGGACAGTAGATCATTTCATCCCTAAGTTTTTCGGTGGAGACAAGTTCGTAGATGCCTGCAAAAAATGTAATAATCAGCGCGGTCATTCTTCGATCCAAGAGTACAGGGAGTATCTAGGAATAGAGAAATTCTTCGGAGAGGAGAGAAAATGGATGCCTTGGTAGAGATTAAAGATACTTTTATGCGTCCTTCCGCCGAGTACCCTAACGGTTCTTGGCTGCACAAGGTTGGGGATCGGGTTGAGGTAGCAACCGGCTATTTCGCAATTGAGCATCCCGACAAACCGTCACCATACTTCCACGATAGGCCTCCGTTCTTTGTGGTCGATTTTGGCCAGTGGCCATGGGAAAAACAGCAGAAATTAACCGAAAAATCCACCGGAACAGGAGTATGATACGCCTATGACTCACCATGAAATCCATCTTTTGGAGGAAATCAGGCACGAACTAAAAGAAGTGCTTGAAATCCTTCGTTCCCACCGTCCCACCCAAATCCACAGTCATTTTGAAGGAGTTACCATGCCAATCACCCTTACGGTAGGCCAGACCGTCATCGAGACGGTAACAGAGTCGAACGCCGCAGGAAACGTTCCTGTTGTTGGCGCAGACATCACCGTAGTAAGCAGCGATCCAACCATCGCAAGCGTCGTTGATAATGGCGACGGCACAGCAACATGGACAGCAGTAGCACCGGGAACCGTAACGGACACCTACGGAGACTCAGTGTATGGTCTGAGCGGCACGGACACAGTGACAGTGGTTGCTGCCGTTGAGGTGCCGACAGAGATCGCAAGCACTTTCGGAACGCCAACTCCGTAAAAACCGCTTGACAACCGCTCGGCAGGAATGTAATCTAACTTTGCGATCTGATATGAAGAACCTCTTATCCAACTCGTATTGCCTGTCATCGCTCAGTTTGAGCGGGGGTTCGCTTGCGCGTTGGAGAGGGATATAAGGTGTAATCCTCCCAAGGTTGTGACGAACCCCTCCACTCAAAACGGAGGGGTTTTCGTTTGTGGGTATAGGCGAACAGGTATAGCCGGACAGTCCTAAAAATTGTCTATTCTTCGGGTTCGAATCCCGATGCCCACACCATGAGCGGTTGGCGAAGTGCTCAAACGCAGCAGTCTGCAAAACTGCTAATCGTCAGTTGAAATCTGACACCGCTCTCCAGTTCTTTGACAATTAAATGCGCTAGTGATGGGAATTGGTATACCTTCTTTCCTCAGACGGAAGAGTTTGGCGATTCGAATTCGCCCTAGCGCACCAAGTTTAGCCGGGGTACGCAAAATGGCAAAGCGGCAGTCCTAAGAAGGCTGTGACAGTGCGGATTCGATTTCCGCTCCCGGCACCAAGTTTTATGCCAGTGTACGCAAATAGGCAAAGCGGTATCGTTTAGGGCGATATGTTTGGGGATTCGATTTCCCCCACTGGCACCAAAAGGTTATGCGCGACTAGGCAAATAGGCAAAGCCGCCTTTTTCAAACAGAGGTGTTTCGGGATTCGATTTCCCGGTCGCGCACCAAAGTTTTACGGTGAGATGGCCGAGTGGCTTAAGGCATCGTCCTGCTAAGACGAAGCACCTCAAAAGGGTGTCCTGAGTTCGAATCTCAGTCTCATCGCCATTTACAGTGAGGTGGCCGAGTGCTCGAAGGCGCTTGCTTGGAAAGCAAGAATACCTGTAAGGGTATCGTGGGTTGGAATCCCATCCTCACTGCCAGTTTGGTAGGGCTGTCATTGATGGGACACCTCGATTCGAAACCGAGCATACCGAAAGGTATTAAGCGTTTAAATCGCTTCCCTACCGCCAGTTTGGAAGGATGGCTGAGTGGTCTAAAGCGCCCGTTTTGAAAACGGGAGTGTCCGGGTGACCGGCACCGCGAGTTCAAATCTCGCTTCTTCCTCCATTAATGTGTTTAGTTGTTGTATTTCCGCCGTTATAGCTGTATACTTCCGCCATGAGAGATATGGTGAAGTGGAAGGCAGCACAAAAGGCGTGGTATGAGCGAGTCGTCAAAGAACGTAGGAGAAAGTGGTTTGCAGAGAACGGTCCATGTGTGGATTGCGGGACTTGGGACAATCTTGAACTAGATCATGTTGATCCTTCGACAAAAGTGAGCCACACTGTATGGAGTTGGGGTGATGCTAAAAGATTGGAAGAATTGGAGAAATGCAAAGCACGTTGTCACGGTTGCCATTTAGAGAAAACCAAACGTGATCTCCGAGCAATGGACGCCAACGCCCATTTGAGACGCATTGATCCTCCCGGAATGGCATGGTGTTATGGGCATCAGGATTGGCTTCCAGTTGGAGATTTTACGAAGGATAGGTCAAAGCGTAGAGGACTTGAAACAGATTGCAGGGAGTGTCGGCAAAAACGTCGTTCTCCAAAGAAATATGAAAAGTTATGCGTTGGTGGCCCAGTGGCGAAGGCAGCAGACTGTAAATCTGTGACTCTACGAGCAAACACCGCAGGTTCGACTCCTGCTCAACGCACCATATTCTATAAAATACCACTTGACATCGTTGGCGCAGGATGAGATATTTGTCCTGCGCGGATAGCGGTATGCCTAGCTCTCATAAGGCCAAGGACGGAAGTTCAACTCTTCCCTGCGCAACCATTGATCTGGCTGGGAGACTTCGACTCACGTTCATAGACGGCCATTCAAAACGTCCTCAGTAACGGGAGTGACGAGACACGGAAAGACGCGTAGGGTAACGGTAACGTCCCTTGGCGGCTCGGAAAGACGAGCATAGTTTGAGTTTCAGCGGCAAGCAAACATCAGGGATAGCGTCAGACGGAGAAATCCGGGGCCATCCGAGAACGCGAACGTAGGCATACTTTCGCAGCGACAATGACGCAACGCCGCTGGATTTTAGAATACCCCCGACGAAGGGGCCTAGTAGGAAGAGAACGGTGGAGAGGTAATAGCTGGACGCCAAGCCGATTGATCGTCCATAATAAGCTGTAAGATCGGTCGAAGCCTAGTATCTGCAAGGCCGAACGGCCCCACATTTTAGGGGATTATAAAGTTTCCTGTCGCGGGCCGGAGGCTGTTCAGAACGCCTTATCGGTCTGCTAAGTCGAGCCGGAGAGAATGGGCGGTTAGTGGCCGTCCGAGGGGCCACCTTCTCTTATCGGTTTGGGACGGGAAAAGTTTGAGGCGGAACTGACAGGTCTCTCCCGCAAAGGATAAAACGGTGACTGGTTAGCCAGAATCGGAGCCGCGCCTCAAAGGTTTGCAGCGGAAGAGTGGTAGGACACTCCTTTAGACCCCAAGACTCCACTCTTTTGAGGTGTTCGGTCTTCCAGAATCGGTAGCTTCTAGACGCCGCGAGGAGTAACGAGAGAGCAGAACGCTGCAAAGAATTCCAAGCGAAACGATCTGCAATCCTGACGCGAGTACCCAAGATGGGGTGGCGCAGAGATCGGAGTAGGAGTCCAGCACTCGATTGTTGGTGACTTCGGCTCCGTTCAATACGAACGGGCAAAGTTTGCAGTGGCGGCGGGGAGGAACCCGCTAACTTGGCTAGGTCGTCCGAGTCCCGGAAGGGATTAGCAGTTCGGCGGATGGGTGAGAAACCCACGCGGCAGCGAGAGCCAGCATAAGCCCTCGAAAGAGGCATCACCTAGTGCAGACCGCCATGCCGGTATAGGAATCCGACCCGCTGCAAAGATTTCCTATAAATAGAAGGCACGACCGGCAGTGGCTCTCAACTTAAGTGGGAGCCATTGCTGTTTTATGTTATGCTGTCCATGTGAGCCGCAGGATAACCTTGGCGTGGCTCAGTGATGCCGCAAGCATAGCGGTGCTTCCCAACCAAATTTAGGAGAGTTTATGCCAGAAGCGATTCGTACCCGCTGCAAGTTCCGTGTGGTTAGCGTAGAGCTGACTGACAACGCCGTTTCAAAGCGAGTTTTCGAGGACTCAGTAACGCCGGAGGACTATGCTGCTCTGGTTGGAACTGAGTACACGGATAATGGTAAGAAAGTCAAGTACATCTCTACTGGAAAGTTTGCTCAGAACGTGCGGTTAGCCGCGCAGTACGACACAAGTAATCCAGAGGATGTTAGTTTCGCTGCCGCAACGCCAAGCGGAACCATGACGTTCCTTGTTGATAATCCCGATGTCTGCGACACGTTTGTTCCGGGTAAGAACTATTACCTTGACCTAACCCCATGTGAATAGTATGCTTATCTCGCGGTCGAAAGGCCGCATCAACCAGGGAGCGTACCGCTCCTAATTGTGCCTGCGTACATAATGTCCTTGCACGAGCCGCGAGTGGCCTCAGAAATGGGGCCATTCGGGTTTTATCCTGACGCGAATAGGAGAAATGAAATGATAATTGAGATTAGGGCTGCTGAGGGAGGAATGGATGCTAAATTACTTGTGATCGACCAATTCCGCATCTACACAAAACTTGCGGAGCGGAGGGGGCTTTGACCTCGAATTGACTGAGGAAAGACCGGGAATTGTTGTTTTCCGAGTTACCGGAAAGGGAGTTGAGAAGATATTTGCTAACGAGTCAGGCGGCCACAGATGGCAGAGAATCCCGCCTACAGAGCGTAGTGGACGAGTCCAAACCTCTACGGTTACGGTCGCTACCTTCCCAGAACCACAGCCATACGAATTTTCTGTATCCCCTAACGATCTGGAATACTCCACTACCCGTTCAGGAGGCAAGGGCGGACAGAACGCCAACAAACTCGAAACCTGCGTCATCCTCAAGCATATTCCTACGGGCCTAACGGTTCGCTGCGAAGACGAGCGATCACAGAAGCGGAACAAGGATATTGCTCTAGCGATCCTGACCGCAAGACTGTTCGCTGCCGATAAGGAACATAGGCACGGGAGCATTTCAGCCGATAGGAAGAAGCAGGTTGGAAGTGGACAGCGTGGCGACAAACGCCGTACCATCCGCGTGAAGGACGGGGACGTAAACGACCACATTACTGGCAAGAGTTGGCGTTACAAGGACTATGTTCGCGGAATCTGGTAAATAGCAGTTGACAAATAATCTCAACGCGGGTACATTGACAAAAGAGACATGAAGAACGCAGCCACAACGCGAACCTTTACCCCAGCGGCAACGCAAGCACAGCCGCGCGGTAATCATGCGCCCGGTGGCCGTCCTTCTCTCGACTGACATTTATAAAACAGCGAGCAGTAGATGGGGTCACCGGAGAAAATCTGGTGACCCCAAAGTTTTGCAGTAATGTTCATCGGTAGCTCAAGTAGGCAGAGCACGAAACTGTTAATTTCGGGGATGTCGGTCCGAGGCCGACCTGATGAGCCAAAGTTTGATACGACCCGGAGTAGGTAGGCCGCTAACTACAGACGTGGACTTCGGCGGTGGCAGCGGGCAGGTTATAGCCACCGTCGCAAAGTTTCGTTTCACCGCCCCTAGTGGGATCGGGAGTTTGACAACTGAATAGCAAGGATTGATCCGGGTTCGTCCAAATGTGAGGATTTTAGGCTCTGAACCTAAAGATGGGGGTCAGAATCCTCCACCCGGAACCAGTTTGATCGGTCGTCGAATAATGGCAATTCGAGAGCCTTTGACACTCTCTATCTCCGTCCGACTCGGAGCGACCGAACCATTTTTGCGGGGTTAGCTGAGTGGCAAAGCATTGGTCTGCCAGACCGAAGATCATCGGTTCAATCCCGATACCCCGCTCCATCTTAGATTTACGCAGGCGTGGCAGAAGTGGCTTATGCACTTTCCTCGTAAGAAAGACGATTCCCGTTCGACTCGGGACGCCTGCTCCAAAGTTTCTAGCCTACGCTGTACCGCGAGATGCGACGGGACGTACAGGCGGACATTTAATCCGTCACCCAAATAACGTAGGCTGGATGCGCAGTTAGTGGTAAAGTAAACAGAAAGGAGAGTGCGTTATGAACATGAACAAAGCAACGCTAGTTTTAAATAGCTCATTTGAGCCGATCAGCATTCGTTCCTGCCGACGTGCTCTCACATTGGTTTGCAAGGATCGGGCTGTTATTCAAGAGCACACAGGACAAGAGATTTATCCCGGAATCATGTTCCCTTCGGTAATTCGCTTGAAGGAGTTTCGGTACATTCCTGTTCGCGTCCAGATTTTGAGCAGGAAGAACATCTTCTTGCGGGATCGGAACACTTGCATGTACTGTGGCATTGTTTTCCATCCGTCTAAGTTGACGCTGGATCACATTGTACCTCGGGCGCAAGGAGGAAAGGACACATGGAGTAACCTTGTAGCCTGCTGTGTCGAGGACAATCGTCGTAAGGCGGACAGGACACCAGAGGAAGCGGGGATGAAGTTGATCCACAAGCCTCGTGCGGCCTCGATACATACATCACGTTTCATCTTGAAGTCGATGGGCGCTGAGGATGAAAAGTGGCGTCCTTATCTGTACTTTGACAACGCTGGAGACACGAAGTACGCAACCGTAGGATAGGCCGTCGTAGCTCGTATGGAAGAGCACCGGATTGGTAATTCGGAGGCAGCGAGTTCAATTCTCGCAGACGGCTCCAAATGGGCGACACCTGCCCGACGTAACCCCGTCCGGGGTATAGCACACTCGGAAAGTCCGAGCAGCGAGTCTAGTGGCGTGACTGCGGAAGAGAGATTCCGGTTAAGATTTGCACGGATGGCACAGCGGCGACTGCACCTGTTTTGTAAGCAGGCATCCAACACCGGGGGTTCGAATCCCTCTCCGTGCTCCAAAGATGTGGTGGGATTGGCCGAGAGGTAAGGCGCTGATCTGTGGCATCAGTCTACGTGGTTTCGAGTACCACATCCCGCCCCAAAGTTTGTTAGGAGGAAGCAATGTACTACGACGCGAAGGAGAATACGGGTCAGGTCACACTAGAGATGCTTCAGAAAGCGTATGCGGAGACTCTAGGTCCGTATAAGTATGAGTACCCTATGATCCTCTGCAAGCCGGAAGAGTATCCGTGGATGAAGGAATTGATGGAAAAGATTTTCGGTAAATAAGTTTGGGGACGTGGTGCTAATGAGAACACATCGGTTTTGCACTCCGAAGTTGAGGGTTTGATTCCCTCCGTCTCCACCAAATGATTTGCCAACTGCGTAGGTCTGGTGATTACAATTCCCTGAAGAGGAATGGAACAGCGTTCGATTCGCTGAGTTGGCACCAATAGTCGGAGAGTAGCCTAGAGGCTTCAGGCACTCGCCCTGGGAGCGAGATGACGTGAGTTCGAATCTCACCTCTCCGACCATCATTTACCGGGTGCTAGTGTAAACGGCCTGATCCAGAGCCTTCGGGACGGACGGATCAAAGCACGGGGCGCATGGGGCGCTCTAGTGCGAGACTGGCAGACTCGCAAACCCGACCATGCTTGAGTGACTACAGAGGCGGTCGCTGCCTAGACGCGGAGGAAACTCCGGGCCAGTCAGAGCGGGTCACGTGTCCGGCTAGACCGGGTAGCATGAAGCCGCCTCATAAAAGTTTGCGCCCGTAGCTCATCTGGATTCAGAGCGTTTGGCTACGAACCAAAAGGCAGGGGGTTCAAGTCCCTCCGGGCGCACCATAAAATATTCCTTGCGCTTTCAGTTTGACGTGTGATATAGTTTCTCAAGTGCAGTAAAAGCATGGATGCACCTGCTCGGTGGGTAATGAGAGCACAATTTAGGATTAAACGATGACCAGATCAACCAAAAACGTCGAAACCATAGTCCGCATTAAGCGGGACGGGTGGGATATGCGCGTTTGAGGGGTCTGTCGGCAACACCGCTTTATCAGACCCCGGCTCAGGCTGGGGTTTACTTTTGCTCGTTGACAATTGAAATGAATTTTTAGGGGAGTAGGCTAACAGGAAAACTCTCGGTCTCCAAAACCGAAATTGACGGTTCGGTTCCGTCCTCCCCTGCCATGCCAGTGTAGCTCAGTAGGCTTAGAGCGCGTCACCCATAACGACGAGGCCGACAGTTCAATCCTGTCCACTGGCACCATCTTGGGCGCTTCCTATTCGACGGGATAGGACTGCTCTGTAATAGCAACATCGCCCCAAAACTGAGGCGGGGAGGCTATAGCGACCACCTAAGATTCGCCGGAAAGTGTAGGACACAGCGGGGCCTTATACTCCTCATATAGTCGGTCGATAACCGATGCTAGACGGGTTCGATTCCCTCTTCCGGTACCAATGGCAGCGTGGTGTTAATTCAACATGCCTCCCTCTTAAGGAGTTCGATCTGGGTTAAAGTCCCAGCGCTGCCACCAGTTTATCCCCGTGTAACTCAGTCCGGTTAGAGTGCTACCCCTTTAAGGTAGAGGCCGCAGGTTCAAATCCATGCCACGGGGACCATGCGTCCATAGCTCAAGCGGATAGAGACTTCCCTTCTAAGGTTGTGATCCCCGTTCGATTCGGGGTGGATGCTCCATCTTTTATCCGAAGGAATGCAAAGTGTATCGAGCAAGCGGCCCTTCAAGCCGTTCCTAGCGAGTTAGAGTCTCGTCCTTCGGACCATGCCGCAATCATTCAAGGGTAGGATAGATGCTTCTCACGCATCCAACAGGATTTCGAGTATCCTTTGCGGCACCATTTCGAGCCGTGGTGAAACTGAATATCACAGTGCCCTCCGAAGACACAGTTCTGGGTCTGAATCCCAGCGGTTCGACCATCAAGTTTTGGGCGTTTGGTGAAATTGGATAATCACAGAAATTTCCTAAATTTCAGTCGGCAGTTCGAATCTGCCATCGCCCACCATTTTACGGGTCTAGTAAGCGCAGGGATCAATGAATATCCCTTCTGGATGCGACTGAACGGCCTAACAGTTTTGCGAACGTAGCTTAGTGGCCAAAGCAACTGATTGTCGATCAGTGAGACAGGAGTTCGAATCTCCCCGTTCGCGCCATATTCGCCCGGTTAGCCTATCGGTTTCAGGCTCCAGTCCTACAAACTGGCTAGAGAGGTTCGACTCCTCTACTGGGTACCATCCATTTCACGTGGCGGATTAGCTCATCCTGAGAAGAGCGCAGTCTTGATAAGGCTGAGGCGACTGGTTCAAGTCCAGTATCCGCTACCATGTTTCAGTGTTACTATTGTTCGGGAGGATTCAAACATGCCAGTTTACATTGCTACGTTATCAGGTTGTGAGTGTACTCCTGTCCCGGATATGGTCTTCCGTGCCGACGATATGGTATCCGCCGTCATGCAGTGCCAAGAGAAGCTAGAGGTGATGCGCTGCAAGGCTCTGGAGGCCAAAGTGGATACATGCTGCGACCTTTCGATAGAGTCCATCGGGGAAGTAGATTTCGAGTTGATGGACGATACAGGGATTGAGAGTGTTGTGGAGTTCTGGAAGGACGTTGTGAAGAAATAGGCGGGAGTAGCTCATCGGTAGAGTGCTTGCCTTCCAAGCAAGGCGCAGAGGGTTCAATTCCCTTCTCCCGCTCCATTTTAGATTTGTGGAAATAAAGCGCAGATTTTGCTTGACAAGTTTTAGAACTGCGCTTAGAGTTGTGAATGTTGAGTTTGAGTTTCCCGCGACGGCGGGGAATAGCGCGAAGCCTTCTGGCTGATACCCAGATTGCAGGTTGACGAGACGGACTTTCGAAAGTCTCTCTTGGATGGTGACAGGGGCCACTTTTAATGACTCCTACGGGTTTCGACTCCCGTCTGCTTCGCGAAGTTTAGAAGTACAAGTTTTGTCGAATGGTGAAGAGTTCGGATACTTCTCTTGAACAGAAAAGCCTTCGGGCACCTTCCGAGTTCGCTTGTTCCTTCGACAAAAGTTTTATAAGTACGAGCCGTAGTGGTAGTAACAATTACATCTCTATTATTGGTTCAATTCCAATGGGGTTAGAGAAATCTAACTACTCGCCTAATTGGTAAGGCAAGATTCCCGCAAGGGAGATTGTTACGAATGTTCTCGGCTCTTAGATGTTCGGTCTGGTGAAGTTTACGGTTACTTCCATGCTAAGGACGAGGACGAAGGTTCGAATCCTTCCGCTTTTCGGGTCACCGCGAAGCGTAGCTCAGTGGTAGAGCACGTAAAATTACCGTAGGCGTATGTTCCGACCGATCAATACTAAGGGCTATCCTCCGGGGTAGCCCTTTATCTTGCAGCAAAAGGGAGAGTAAACCATGCGTACCAACGTCGCCGTAAAGACTCCGCCTATCCACACCCATGAGGGTGCGGTAGCCGTTCGCATTAACGCTGTTCAACAGCTTCGCCGCTCTGTGATGGCGACGATGCTCTTTGAGGGCACTTTCTACGAAGAGGGTGTCGAGATTGCCAAGCGCATCCACGATGAAGTTGCTGCTGTCCTGAAGTTGAAGGATGGTGCGGGGATCGTCGGTAACATCGCGTATGAGGCGCGGACGAAGTTCAAGCTGCGCCATGCCCCGCTCTGGCTTATCGTTGCACTGATCCGCGCCAAGACGGAAGAGGCTCGCGCTGTCGTATCAGGTGCAATCGCTTCCTGTGTGCAGCGTCCTGACGAGATGGCCGAGCTTATTGCGATGCACTGGAAGGACGGAAAGCAGCCCTTGACGGCTCAGATGAAGAAGGGTCTAGCGGCGGCATTCCAGAAGTTCGACAGATATTCCTTGAGCAAGTACGCGAACCGGGATGGCCAAGTAGCCATGCGCGACGTGCTCTTCCTCGTCCATGCAAAGCCTCAGAACGATGAGCAGACGGCACTCTGGAAGGAACTGGCCGAGAACAAGTTGACGGCTCCTGACACTTGGGAGTCGAATCTGTCGGCTGGTAAGGATAAGAAGGCGACGTTTACTCGTCTCATCGAAGAGAATCAGCTTGGTGCTCTGGCGTTGCTTCGCAACCTGCGGAATATGCAGGAAGCGAAGGTGGATCAGTCGGTTATTCGCGGGGCTTTGACGAATATGAGGACGGAGCGCGTTCTTCCTTTCCGGTTCATTACGGCGGCGAAGTATGCGCCAAAGTTGGAGCCTGAGTTGGAGCAAGCGATGTTCCGTTGCCTTGAGGGTCAACCTAAACTGGCAGGTAAGACCGTGCTAGTTGTGGATTGCTCTGGGTCGATGCACGGTCAAATCTCTGGCAAGTCCGAACTGGATAGGCTGAGTGCGGCTGCGGCTTTGGCAATGCTGCTTCGTGAGGTCTGCGAAGACGTAGTAATCTACGCAACCGCTGGAGACGACTGCGCTCGCAAGCACGCTACGATGCTGATTCCTCCGCGCAGGGGATTCGGACTCCGCGACCTGCTCTCATATGAGAAGACGTGTCACACAATTGGCGGCGGCGGAATCTTCCTCAAGCAAGTGATTGACGTGCTGCGGGAGAAGGAATCAGACGCCGACCGTATCGTGGTCTTTACGGACGAGCAGGACTGCGACTTGGTGAATAAGCCATCGAGCGCAAAGCCGTTCGGTAAGAATAACTACCTCATCAACGTCGGTGCAGACCGTAATGGCATCGGCTATGGTGAGTGGCTACATGTGGATGGTTTTTCAGAAGCAACACTCGACTTTATCCAGCAGCACGAAGCACAGCAGTAATACTTACATGTTTATCTACATGGGGCCGGATAAAACCGGCTCCCTTCTTCTTGCTCGGAACAGGATGCTTGACGTAAGTGGAGAATCTTGGTAGATTAGTCCTAGCGCGTCGATTTTCCTCCCTTATTCCGCGCAGCCGCGTTAAAGCGGAACAGTTAACTTCCTCCCGGTCGTACTGTTCCGCTTTGGCTTTTAATGGGGTTTTAGGCGGCTACAAGTTCGCGCATAGCATCGTATGATTCCAGCCCCGCGATAGGAACGATCTCGTAGAACCCATCATCTGGCCAGAAAACAAGAGCTTCCATAGAGTTCAAGCGAACGACCGACCCCGGAGTATCCATGCCGTTGTAGTTCCTGCGCTGTACTTTCGCTCCGAGTTGGATTCTCAGTGCCACCATATAACTATATGATGCGCGAAATTTGGAAAATGTCAAGTTTTATTTTTTAGTCTTGGGATGGGAGAGCCGCAGGAGTAGCGTCTTTGTTGTCAACGTGGACGCTCTTACCTATGATTAGTTCGGTTACGAAGATTCCGTTCGCCCCACCTTTGAGCATCCCATTTGCCCAGTCCATTGCGTTTTTCTCCTGTGCGTACTCGGTAGTCTGACGAGGCCCATTTGTCCCACGGAGGTTCCAGACTACACGCCAAAGGCTGCTCATCGCTCCCTCGCCACTAAATCGTCAGGGACGTTGAAGAACCCTTGTCGTCCGATGTAGGGGATTGGCGTTTCAAATCGGATAGGGGACAGCAATTCAAACGCCCACCGTCCTAGGGTGTAGTCACCCCAGCACAGTTGCCAATCAGCGCGTCTTACTAAAGCCGTGGGCAAGCAGTGGACAATCTCAACCGTGCCGATGATCGCACCAAATGCTAATTCGTGTTCACGCACCCCGCAGAGCATGAGAGACATCTTGAGTTGGGGGAACTCGCGCAAGATGCTACGCAGCGGCTTCTTTGCCGCGTGAATAGCGATGCGTCCTCGAACGCGCGTAGGCCAAGATCGCGTCTCATCCGGCTTGAGCGCAACGCCGTCATCATCCGTCCGAAAGATCATCTCAGCCCATGGCTGCCACAACGATAGTGCTTTCATCATGCCTCCAACTCAGCGATTCGCTCCATCGCTTTGGTAGCCAACTCAGGAAGATCGTGGAACGACCATAGCCCGTTTTCCTTTGGCCCACCATGTAGAGCGTTTGCTATGTCGTTTAGGAGGTCACTGAGGCGATCTCTTAGGGCTTCATCCTCTGCTAGCTCCTGTTTCAATTCATTTACCTTAATCATAAGGTCAACTTTGCCGTTGGCGAGCGACTTCGCTACTTCCTCTCTCACATATTCCTTGGTGCGATCAGGATCATGGTAGGAAAAATCCTCTCGCACTGGGGAAACGGCGTAAGGATTACCGAATACATCGAAGACGACATAGAGTTTGTTATATATCATTTTCCTGCCCCGCTATCGAAAACCTTGTCTCCATCCACTTTGAACCATCTATCAAACTCGAACATCTCCGCCTGTTTGATCGTGTCGCCAATGACGTATTTGATAAGATTTTCAGGCGTCATATTCTCCAAGGTATACATGTCGAAGTCCCTACGGAAGTAAAGTCTCTCTGACTGGCGGAACTTCTTACCTATTAACCTAGCTCTACTCACTGTTACCCGTATATCCTCTGCGGCGAGAGGAGTAAAAGGCGCGTTTTCCGATTCGTAGCCTTCGTAAACCACTTCTACGACAAACCCGTAGTTATTCTGCTCTTGTCTTATAGATATATTCCATCCCGGCTTATATGAAACGCGCTTCAGGAAGTCGGTAAGGACATCGTAATTTCTCTCGGCGGTCAATGCTGTTCTTGGCGGGTATAGAGGCATCTACTTCTCTCCGGGAACAGGAGTATTGGGAAACCGTCTCTTGGCCTCTTCAATGCTCATCTCCTGCTCAATTACGGCGTCGTATGGGCCGCACAGTATCCTTTCGTATATGTGCGGATTCATCCCGTTCACCGCCATTCTCATGTTGTGCTGGTCGCATATTCCGTCAGCGGAGCATGTGTCCTTCATCTTAAAGTAATCCCCATTTATCGGCTTTATAGCCCACGGCGACAGGATGAAAGTAGTATCCCTGCAAATTGGACAGTGCATCGCAATAGGCCAGCCCTGCGCTGGAGGAGTGATGTATGTGACGTGGATTCCTGCCGGATACAGGAACCAATTTTCACGAAACGGAGCATTACTGATTATTGCCCCAGTAATTGCATCCTGAGAGGCGAAGAATTCCTCTTGCTCTGCTATGCTCCATGCTCGTTCGCTTGGCGGATTCTGATTTGGTTCCATCGGTTTTTCCTTTCGCGGCTAGGAAAACGGTACACCTAACTCTGCGCCTAGTCAACAGATTTCGGCGGACAAGGCTTCTCCATACTTGGGCCGTAGGCGTGGAATTGGCGATGGCATTTCCCGCAGTTGACCTCCGTTGTTTCGAGGCTGTCACCCCACATACGCTTACCCTTACGGTGCGCGAGGTGAAAGCTGTTATCCCACTCCTCTGGCGCTCCGAATATGGTGATGATCCCACAACGCTGGCAGTGTCCCACGTCTCGGGCATAGACAGCCTGACGGAGTTCTTCCATATCGTCACCTTTGAGGCGTCCATGACGCGGCTTGGAACGCACTTTACGAATGGGGCTTCGTTTGGGATTTATATACATTAGTCCCTTTCCACTTCCAGCACATGCGTTAGGTGCCATCTTCCGTCTGCCTTGGGAACGCAGTGCTCAATAATCCAAGGAACAAGACTGTTTTTCCATTCTGCGATCTGAATCCAGCCTCCAACCGACGCCGCGTTGATATCGAAGATGCGGACTAAACCATCGTCTTCTGTCGCAGCTCCAACCCAATGCGTGTGCCGATATCTGACCCGCATCGGCACGCCTTCTTTCGTCCATGGACCCTCCCACTGGACTCTAACCAGCCCATACTTCGGCCATGTGGTCCTATCTTTCAGAGCTTTCCATTTGAGCCCCGCTCGGGCCATGCACTCGTACATCAGCGTTGGGTTTGTATAGCCTTTTGCCTCAAAGTCACCCATCAAGGGCCGCACTTTCTCCAAGGTTAGGCCCGCAATCGCAGCCAGAGCGCCGGGGCCACAGTTCGCGCCCCACTCGTCATAGGCTCGGCGCGCTTCGTCATCGAAGATTTTCATTCGGCGTCCTCTCTAAGGGACTCATGTATGTAATTCCCCTTCGTTTAATCATTTTGGAAATTGCCTCAGCAGCAACTTGGCTGGAATCAACGCCGCACCTTCTTCTGGAGTCCTTGCCGACATCTGTTTCATATAGAAGCTAACACCATTCTCTTCACATTCCTTCTTTAAGTTCTCAGCCCACTCGATGCTCATTGGCCTACGCTTGGCTCCCGACTCACCACCACATATCAGCCATTCCGGTACTCCAACGTCCAGGAGATGAGCGTGCTTACTTAGCGTCAGAGGCCCAAGTGCAGGCTCATAGCTTATGAACGTAGTGAGTCCTGTTGCGATCCTCATGTCCGCTAGAATAGGCCAGCGAATGTCGTAGTAGTGCTGGTTCTCAGCAGAGGTACCTAGCCACACGTTGCGATGCTTGAACGCGGCAGGAAGATAGCGGTGGTAGCGGTGTGGACGCTTTGTAAGTAGCTGCCAGATGAGGTTAGGAGTGTTGTCAATCAACTCCCAAAGACGTTCTCTCGTCCCTTCCGGCCATTCGTCATCCATAACGTCTGCCATTGACGCGCAAAATACTTTAGATTTAACGCCTTCACGCGCAGCGTCCTTATCCCACTTCAAAGGCTCGGCCCAATGTTTATCGCCGAACTCCCGACGTGGAACACCTTTACCCCAATGTGATTCACCCCATCGTGCATCAAGGACACGCGCATAACAGAAATCGCATCCAATTGACACTTCTGTGCATCCCCAGACCGGATTGTATGTATGTGAAGTCCACGCGATATTTGTCTCTTTTCCCATCTTATACCACTCTTTCTTCAAACTTTAGATACTTCCCATCTAGACGGCAAGGAATACTTCCTATAGGCCCCCAGCGGGATTTGCCAATCACTAACTCATCCTCTCCCGTAAAAGAATTAGTGTCGGGATCAACAGGACGGAACGGGAGAATAACGCAGTGTGCAGCCTCTTCAAGAGTCCCCGATTCCTTCAAGGAAAACATATTAGGTCGAGAGTTGATGCTTCTTCCTTCCGGTCTAGGGCTTTGCGAAAGGAGGATTGTAGCAACATTGTTATCCTTCGCAAAGACTCTAAGTTTAGTAGCAACTTGTGTGACCTTCTGCCTTTCGTCCTTGCCGTTGGCGTTGATGATCTGCGCATAATCTACCACAAGCAACTGAATTTGATGTTGACGTAGAGCACGAGAGGCGTTCCAAATCAGCTTGTCAATGTTGATTCCTCCCGCGTCCGAAATATGGAATGGAAGTCCAGAAAGTTCTTTCAGTCCTACCCGCAGTGCCTCTTTTTCTGACAAATTCAATAACCACGGCTCACGAATCTTCCACGACGGCATTCCAACCAACAGACAAGCCGTAACATCGTACCAAGATTCCTTTGTCATCTCTCCTGAATGGACGTAGGCTGGGATTCCTTGCCGGACAACATGCTTTACGATCTGACGCGCAAGAGTGGTTTTACCCCTAGACGGCGAGGCTCCTACAACCCACAGTTCCCCAAGTCTTATCCCTCCATTGGTAAAATCATCCAAAGGCTTGAAGCCGGTAGGAATAGCAAGGTCTTGTTTTGGATTATCCAGCAGTCGTTGGGCCGCATCCATCGCCATTGTAGGAGAGTCGAAGACTTCAGTTTTTATCTGATTGTTTTCGACAATCTCAGCTACTTGAGACATTACCTCAGTCGCAATATTGATTCCATCTTCGCTCTGGTCTCCTGCGCGAATGCCTCCGTCGTGAAAAACTCCCATCAACTGGCGGAGTAAACTTTTGTCCTTGACGATCTGGACGTAAGATTCGATATTGAAGTGGCGCGGAATGCCTTCGGTAAGGTAGGCGAGGTAGGCTGGTCCGCCAATAGCATCCAATTCCTTGCGACGTTCGAGTTCTGTACGAACGAGGAGAAAAAGTTCCTCAGACTCGCCAAGATTATAGCCATCTGTAACGGCCAGAATTGCCTTGAAGACGCGCTGGTGGCTGTCTAGGCTAAAATCCTCCGCCTCAAGGTGCGTGAAAGCCTCCTGCATAGCTTCCCGCTCCAACATCATAGCGCCAAGGACGGCGATCTCTGTGTGAATCGACGACGGTAGACCCTCTGGTACGCTTAGTTGAGCCAGAGACGCCCTACCATCCCCACGAGGGGCAGGATTATCCTCTGGCGGCTCAGGAAGAGAACTCGGTATGGAATAATCCTCAATTCCCACTTGCTTGCTCCCTTGCTTTGCGCTGCTCTGCTTGAATTTCTTCAACTTCCTGTTCGTATGCTGTTTTAGGCTTCGGCGTCAGAAGTCTAATTTCTCGCAGGATCGAGGCCAGATCAATCAACGCCGTTTCTCCCTCTCCTCGCTCTCTTTCCCCAAGGGTGGTCAATGCCTGCATGACATACTCAAATTTCTCCCTCGATAGTCGCGCCGACATTATTCGGAAATAGTTTTTGCTCCCCTCCGCCGCTCGAAAACACATCGTCTCCGTAAGTTTCTCGATTATCTTGACTTGAATAATTTGCTCTTGGCTCAATAACATCTCGGATTGCTTGCGCTCCAGATTCGAGATTTTTTTCGATGCGTCCAGTTTGTTTTCCATTTGTTGCTCCATTTTGTCCATTTGGTTTTTGCCATTCACTAAAATCGTCGAAATAATGTCCCTGATTGAACCATGTCGAAGGATGAGGCCGAAAATCTTCAGTGCTGATAGATTTTTGTCCGGCAGGAGAAGCCGCATATTCAGCAGATTTCTTCCATAAAAATCTCCTTGCTGATATTTCATCCATCGGGGGATGACGAGAATTACCTTCTACCAACCGCTCTACGGATTTTTGGATTGCTTTGATTGCCTTGTCAGGTGCAACCTTTCGAGGGTATGCTTCGTAAATTTTCATCTCCTGCTCCACTATCACCGCTCGATGCTCGTCATCGAGCAAAGGTAGTTGTTTTTTATCTTGTTTCTTATCTCTAGTATCTACTCTTGCGGCACTGTCATTGACACCCTCATTGACACTAGCAACGGCACCCTCATTGACACCATCATCGCATAAATCATATACAACTTTATTCCAATCTGTTGATTTTGAGCAGTTTACATATTTACCCTTCATGGCACCATCAGAGCAGCGAAACTTGTTTACTAAAATAGGGTAGGAACCATGTTTCCCGCGTGTTGGAAACCGCCTTAGATACCCTTTTTCTTCTAGTTTTTCGAGCGCGTCTCGGCATGTCCTGCTGGATAGGCTGTATAGCGCAGCGAATAATCCAGCGGAGCCGTAACAAACTCCCGTACTTGGATTTGCATCGCTCAAAATTGCCACATATAAACTCGCTTCAAAAAAAGACACACGTCCGTCTTTTACGTGCTCAAAAAGGCCACGCCGTAATTGAAGAAATCCTGTACTCATTCCCGGCATTGTGACGGTTATTCCTTTTTGGACACACTAATCCTGCACTCACTAAAGGGAATCCTTGTGTGGGGAAAGAATGCCAGCGAATTAGCCTAGCTAGGAAAGTCTCGCGGGGGCCATCCGTAGATGACCCCCGGAACTTTTCGCTGGCGGGGCATCTGGATCATGACTTCCAGACTCAGCAAGGATGCACCTCAGCACGGAGTCTGTCAAGCCTAAAGTTATGATTCGATTGATGCTCTGCGCTTTTCAATACTGAAGAGTCCTGCCGCGTTGTCCTAAGCGGCGCAGGACGTTGAAATTGTATCTTGTTGAATCTGTTTGACATAAAATAAATAGCGATTTTCCATTGACAAATTCATTGCGCAGGAATATTGTTGGTGAATCGGGAGGAACTCAATGAGCGAGAAATGGACTCCAGAGGAACGTAGTGCCGCAGAGTCGTATGCCTGGGGGTGCCAAACGGGAGGCAAGCGTCCTGTTACGCTACTCGAAGTTGAGCTTGCCTGCCAGCGGAACCGGCTGCTCGTGGCGTTGAAGGAAGCACAAGTTTATGTACTGAGTTATCACAAGAGGTTGTGGGAGTGTGAGTTTATTGACCAAGGGGCATCTCCGGCAGCACAGAAGATTGCAGAAGTGGCAGAACAGGTAGATGCGGCCATCGCCGCCTGCGAGGGGAAACTGTGAAGATTTTGTTTCTGGACGACATGCCGAGCCGGGTTCCCATGCTAAGGCGAGGGGAGGATGTGGAGTATGTCCGCACGTCTAGAGAGTTTGTTGAGTGGCTGATTCGCTACGGAACCCCAGATTGTATTAGCTTCGATCACGACCTTTCAGAAGAGCACTATGGCAGCGACGGCGGCTACATGAATCCTGACCGACCACCGACCGGAACTGACTGTGCGCGATGGGCAATAGAAAAAGGTTTTATCCCTCGCATTGTGATTGTCCACTCTTGGAACACGGATGGATCGCGACGGATTGCCGACTGTTTCAAGGGAACCACCGTTGAGAAGATCATCGTGCGCCCTTTCAATCCGAACCATCCGCACATGTGGGAGGAAGTATGAAAAGGGAACTGCGCAAACTGGTCAAACAACCTTCACTGTGGAGAATCCGCCGTGGATCAGAACTTCCTAGCATTGCGGAGCAGTTGGAAGCGATGAGGAAGAGGGAGAAGGCAAAGCAATGACGACCAACTGGACGGAACAGGAACGCAAAATCGCATACCAAAATCTACTCGAACGCTGCCAAGATTTTGGCGACTTCGAGCTGGTTGGGGATGAAGTGCTGGAGGCTGCTACCGACCTTTCCTGCGAACGGAACGCCATGCGAGATGCGCTGGAACGAACGCTCAGTCGATTTGAGTCACATTTTCATCTAAGGACAGTATGCGACGTAGAGGGAACAATCGCTCAGGCGAAGTCAGCTTTAGCGAAGTGTAAGTAGTTATTGTGGCACGTGGAACATCTGCGCCAAGCAGAAGAAAAGGAGTATTAAATGTTGATTGATAAGAGTTCCATCACAGTCAAGTCCAACAAAGCCATAACCGGCGATCAGGAAATGAAGATCGGCGACATCGTTCTGGAAAAGATGGAAGACGCTGTGGACGCAATTATTGCCGAAACCAAGAAACTTGGACTAACGCTGGATGTGGAGGTAGAACAGTGAGCATGTCAGACGATCAACTCGACAATCAGATTGACCAACAACTGAAACTCGCACAGAGAACCATTGACATGGCAGAGAAATCGCTCATCTTCCAAGAGTCAAACGTGAAGGCTACACTCGCTCTTGCTAAAGCAATTGAGCATCTGGCGAACACACAGGAGCCGCAGATCATAACCCAAGCTAAAACCAAACCGAAGTTTCGCAAGCCAACCAAGTAACCGAGTCCCTGCCCCGCGCAGGAGAAAAGAGCCAATATGCAAGCAGAAATTCTAGCCCCTGAGTCCGAAGACTTCCGTAGTGAGCAATCTGAAATCACTCCTAACGCTCTAGCGATCCTTAACCAGAGCGAACACGCTGCAATGGTTTCTACCGCAAACCTGCCGTCTAACCGTAGGAAGCTGAAGGACTTTGACGACAAACTCATGGCCTACGCGAACCATTCTCAGCCTGTCGCCCTGAGTATGTTCTACAGCCTTCCGCGAGCAGGAAAACAGATCATCGGTGCCAGCATTCGCTTTGCCGAGATTGTGGCTCCGTGCTGGAAGAACTGCGCTGTAGCCTCTCGTGTGGTAGGGGATGCGACTGATACAGTGACGGCACAAGGAGTATTCATCGACTACGAATGCAACCTGCGGAACTCGATTGAGGTTCCTCGCCGGATAACAGACAAGAACGGAAACCGCTACAACGCCGACATGATTGTTACGACCTCGAACGCTGCTATGTCCATCGCCCGCAGGAATGCGGTGTTGAAGGGTGGAGTACCGCAAGCTCTCTGGTCGCCAGCCTATGAAGCCGCGCAATTGACGGCGGTAGGAAAAGCTGTAAGCCACGCTCAGCGAGTAGCTGATTGCATGGAGTACCTGAATAAGCTGGGAGTCACTGAGTTGCAGGCTCTGAATGCCGTCGAATGTCCAAGCGTGAAGGATTTGGAGATTGAGCACTTGGTTACACTGAAAGTGCTTTGTCAGGAAATCAAGCGTGGAGACAAGACGATTGAGCAAGTCTTCGGTTCTCCGTTGGACAAGGAAATTGACGCGCTGCTAACTCAGTTGGGGAAGAACGCTACACAGCAGCGGATGCTGAAGGACTCCTACGCGGGCAGGACAAAAGAACTTCTGGAGTACCTGACTGCTCAACTTCGTCCACAGACTCAAGGACAGCGAGTAGCTACTCCGACACAGGCTACTACAGCGACTCCTGCGGCGGAGAAGGTAGCGAAACAGGACGATCCTACTCCTGCTCAGACTACAACCATTCCTGCGGCTTCTACTCCTGTTGTGGGAGTGAAGCGTGGTCGTGGTCGTCCGAAGAAGGTTGTTCAGGAAGTAGTACAGCAAGCATCCGTTCCGCCTACCGCTGAGGCTGTGCTGACTGGAAATCTTCCTGCCGACATTGACCCAACCGGGGCGGATGAGGAAGATACATCGCAGGACGAGGGAGCCGCTGCTACACAGGTGGCTGGATCGGCTTTTGACCTCATCTGAGGAGAGCAATGAACTTCCTAGACGCGGTTAGGACGCTCCGTAAAGAGCGTGGACTAAGTTACGACGAAGCTATGGATACGGCGGTGGCGTTCTTCCGTAAGAAGGGACTGCCACTGCCTGATTCCATCGCTTCAATGAATCGGTTCCGGGAGGATGAAAATGAACATGCAAGACCTCATCGAGAAATTTCCTGACGCTGTGGTTCACGAAATCACAGAGTTTCAGTACGCCGAGACAGGTAAAGGGCCGTGGCGTTTGTATATCTTTGGAAAGGATCATTTTCATTCTGGTGGGATGTGGTTTCGGGAGGGTAAATCCAAGTATCCAGATGAGGAAATCTCATTCGCAAAGGCGAAGGAACTAGCAGAAGCGGCTATCGGGAATAAACTTGAAGTGCGTGTCTGTGACGGTGGGGACGAACTTGTATTTCACTCTGAGAACGGAAAAGTAGTTTACGGGAGTACGTTCTGGAATGAAGCGAAACCCGATCCTACGGCTGACAAGGTTGCAAAAAGACTAACGGGAGGAAAGAAATGAAGATCATTGGACACGGACGGGATAACGTCATCATCGAAGCATCCACACAGGAAGTAAACATGCTGGCAGGGAAAGTTCTCTACCAGTGGAGCAGCTACTATGAGCGATGGGAGCAGCAACCCTACATCGGCACGACTTTCAATGTCGTCGAGGGAATCAGCCAGCTTCACCGTAACGCCAACCGTCTTGCCGAGGTCGAACGCCTCAAGCAGCAACTTCAGAGCATCATCCTACAACTTGAGTTAGTCGAGCCTTTTATGAAAGAGCCACCTGCACCGCAACAGGAAGCGCAACCGACAGGAGTACCAGCGTGACGCGAGAGATATTGTCCATTCGCAGGAAAATCAGAGTCCTGCTGGGCTTATGCCCATGTAAGACGTGCTGTGGAGGAAAACGATGATTACTTGGCTCACCACTTGGCTCAAAAAGCATCACTGGCTCCACGACTGGGGAAAGTGGGAGCCGTGGTATGGAACACTTTATCCTCAAAAGATGAAATCCCTCGCAATCGAGGTTTCAAAGCAGCAACGCCACTGCAAGATATGCAACAAAGAGGAGATCGCGTGACCACAAAGAAAGCCAAGCCAACTGAGTTAGTCCAGATAACTGCATCTCCTATTCCCCCCTGGCATCAAAGCACGGAATTTACGACTTCATGCCCGGTTTTCTATATCGAGTCTATCATCAAAGGCAACAAGATGCCGGGGGGAATGGAGTCGGCACGAGGAAACGAAGTCCACCGCACAGCCGCTGCGATTACAGCCTATTGCGCACTGAAGAAAGTTCCGATGGACTTGCAAGCCTTCGATAATCTGTCGAAAGGTGCAGGGCCGGTTGCCACAAAGATTTTGTCTGGAATGAGAGAATCTTTCAGCTGTGATTGGCAACACTTAATTTCAACCGAACTTCCTATGTCTCTGGATGAGAACTTCCAACCTACCGACGTGGTAGAAGCACTTGACGGTATCTGTACCGACTCAGGAAAGCCAGCGCACTACTCTGGAGTTCTCGACGCGCTGTATGGATTCCGCGAGGAGTTACGTGCAGCCATTAATGATTACAAAAGTCATCCAAGACCTTTTGAGCCGGAGACAACATTGCAAGCGAAGACCTACACTGTCTTCGTGTTGGCTCACTTTCCTTGGGTGCAGACCGTAACCTTCACTCTTACTTTTGTCCGATATAAGAATTTAACACGTTCCGTGACCTACACGCGGCAGGACTTACCTATGCTGATTGATGCTATAAAATCCAATCGTGAACGTCAGATTTCTATTCATGTGGACTATGACGCGGGCAAAGAAATGCAAGCTGTGGCTGGCGGGCACTGTATATATTGCCCTATGCTTGCGAATGCTACCTGCCCAATAGCCGCTTGGAATCCAGCGATGCAGCTAACTCCTGAGCAGCGGTTGAATTTCAATCTATTCTACATCCAGTTCAGTAAGGCAAATAACAAGGCGATGAAGGAACATGTTCAGGAGACGGGCAGGGATATTCGTCTAACCGACTTCAACGGGAAAGCGTATACTTATGGGCCGGTTCCTAGCGAGTCTGAAGTGTACCCGCTATTCAAAGCAACGGCAGATGGGGTGGAGACGGATGGGAATAGGCTTGTAATGCCGGTGGTCGATCTCCTGTCCGACTATGCCTATGCAGCACCGGAGGATTCCGCTTGGTTGGGTAAGATACAGATTTCATCTACGTCTATCAAGAGTTACCTGAAAACAAAGCGTCGTGCGGTGCTCGATCTTGCATGTGATGATGTCGTTGAAAAGGTGACTAAGGTAAAACTTGCTGTTAGTAGACCGCTGGAAACGCTGCCAGACGAGGTTACAGATGAGGATGAGGAAGAAGAGTTCTAAGGGAGAAGGACTATGCCGGGAATGAAAGCGAAGTCGATCAAATCTGTTATCAGTCGCAAGATGAATCAGTGGGTTGAGACAATCGAGGATGAGAGTTTACGCTCTAAGGTTGCGAAGTCTGTTGTGGTCACTGGAGGATGCATCGCTTCTATGCTCCAAGGGGAGCCAGTAAACGATTTCGATGTTTACCTGCGCGACTACGAAACCGCCGTTGCTGTAGCCGAGTATTATGTGGGTCGGTTTACCCCTCGCGTCAAGAGTGGCGTTCCTGTTCCACTGCTTGTGGACGCTGACGCCGCGACCAAGCGCGTCAAGATTGTGGCAAAGTCCGCAGGTATAGCCAGCGAAGAAGGAACGGTGAAACCATACCAGTATTTCGAATCACGTCCTGAGCAGGTTGGAGAAGAGTATGTTTCCGCTGTGATGGATCAGCAAGATCAAATCATGGATGCACATGAAGAGACGGAGCAGATTGCTCTTCAAACCTCAACAGATGGTAAGCCAACGTATCGCCCAGTCTTCCTTACAAGCAATGCAATTACTCTGAGCGACAAAGTGCAGATCGTTCTCCGCTTTCAAGGTGATCCAGATGATATTCACGCCAACTACGACTACATCCACTGCACATCCTACTGGACGAGTTGGGATGAGAAACTTGTCCTGAAACCGGAAGCGATGGAGTCGATTCTTGCTAAGGAACTGCGCTATGTTGGAAGTAAGTATCCAATCTGTTCTGTTGTTCGTCTTCGTAAATTTATTGCTCGGGGATGGAGGATAAACGCTGGTCAAATTCTGAAAATGGCGATGCAGATTTCCGAGCTTGACCTCACTGATATAAGTGTACTTGAGGATCAACTTACCGGCGTGGACACTGCTTACTTCCTTCAGTTGATCGAGAAGTTGAAAGAGAAAGACCCTGAGAAGGTTAATGCTGCTTATCTAGTCGAAATAATCGACAGAATGTTTTAGGGGAGGAGTAGTTATGAAAGAGCAGAAGATCATCATGCGGGAGTCGGACGAAGCCGCGTCAATCAAGACGGTTACAGGATGGGTGTCAGCCGATGGCCGCTGGTTTGGCGACGATGAGCGCACAGCGCGGTACTCTGGATCGACCCATCAGCTATGCGACTGTGGCGAGGTCGTGGAGCGTTCGCGTGTAAAGTGCGAAAAATGCTTTGCTAAGGATCGTTGGGAGAAATACAAGACACTGGAAACAAAGGTTTGGGATGGAGTTGAGTACCTTGTGGAGTGGGACGATGATAAATTCTTCTTCTCCGACTCCGAGTTGATGGACTATTGCGAAGAGATGCAGATGCAGCCGCAGGACTTGCAACTGGTGTTCGCGGTGCCTGTGTATGGTAGATTTCTGGATGATGATTACTTCTGTGACGAACTGTATGAAGACGGAGAGCTACCCGATTCGATCTACGAGGCAATGGGTGTTTTCAATGAGGTAGTCAAGGCTGCTGGGCCGCTCTCGTGGACTTCCGGGAAAGTAGCAGTGATTATTCCTGAGCAATACAAGATTGAGTTGGAAGAGAAAGCGGAGGAAATAGCATGAGGTTGAACAGACTCAAAATCAAGAACTTTAGGAATATTAGTGACACAACACTAGACTTAGGTATAGAGTCCAAGTTCATTTGTGTCCGGGGAGCTAACAGGAATGGGAAAACCTCAGTGGCAGAGGCACTGTCGCTCACAATTACCCCGACGACATGGGGGCTAGACGCTCGCGGAGCGGGGTACGAGAAAAAAATCAAGCGTGGCGAAACGAAGGCTACTATCGAGGCCGATCTACAGGGGGCAAACAGGACTATCCGCAGGACTTGCACTCTCAATGTAAATAGCTCTGGGCGAACTACATCATCCCAAGACATCGCAGACCCATCATGGAATGCGATAAAGTTTGATCGTCTCCTTGACGATAAAAAGACTGCTCTCGGAATAGCGATCAACACTCGCCAATTTATGAGCATGATCTATTCTGGCGATGAGAAGGCGCAAAAGAATCTTCTGGCACAGCTAGTTCTGCCAGCGCACTACGACTTTCCCAAAGACACAATTGCAGACGTGGATAGCATTCTTGGCGAGGGAATCGTCAAGTTCGATGGGGAGCCATTCCTCGCCATAGAATTGTCGTACAAGAAACTATTTGCAGAGCGTACCGACGTGAACAGGAAGGTGAAGGAGTTTATCGTCCCTGACGCTCTACCGGCTCCCAAAGGCGTGAACTCCGAATCACTGAAAACTCAGCTATCATCCCTCAAGGAAGCCCGCCAGAAGCAATCTATGGAGCGAGACGCGGCCTCTAAGAAATCGAACGAAGGAGCATTGAAGCAGGCAAGGGCGAAGGCTAAGATTGAGACGCTGGAGGCTGTACTCAAGGCGAACAAGGAATCTCTTCGCACACTTGAAGCGAACATTCTTCCTGATCCGAGCGCGGTGCAGGAAGTGGCTAGTCATAAGGCGGAGCGTGATCGGCTGTTGGCCGAGCAACAGAGACTACTTGGCGAACAGGAAGCGGCTAAGAAAGAGTCGAGCAGGATCAACACTATTTCCGGTCTTGGCTCTACTTGTCCTACATGCGAACAGGAGATTGACGATTCAAAGTTGACGCAACTGATGTCGAGTAGTGTTTCCGAACGAAATAGACTTGCGAATGAGTACGTAAAGGTAACTCAGTCTCTCGGAGCATTGGGAGATGTAGACGGAGCGGCTGCTAAGCTGGAGAAGCACAATACTGCACTAGCGGAGAAGACTGAGTTTGCTGCAAAGATTGAGGAGCAGGAAAAGGAACTGAAGTTAGCAAAGGATGAGGCTGATAAGGATGTGGGAGGACTATTCGACTCCTCTACTTTCGACAATACGATAGCCGAGACGGACAGTAAGATTGAGACGATCCTTCAGCAGATTCAGCCCGTGATTGCCGCTGAGGAGCGGGAGAAGGATATTGCAACGAAGAAAGAGCAATTCGCTAAGCTGGAAGCCAAAGCTGCCAAATTGGATAAATTGGTTAAGTATTTCGACAAAGACGGAGTAAAGGCAAAACTGATTGCTGAGCATATCGGGGGCTTTGAAATTAAATGCAACGAGGTACTGGCCTCTTGGAATTACTCCTGCTCTCTGTCTATCGAACCGTTCAAATTCGAGATTACGGACTACCGTGGAACATCTACTCCGCTGATTGAACTTTCCGGTGCCGAGGAGCTAATGTTTTACGCCGCGTTTCAGTGTGCGGTAAGTAGGACGGCGGGGATAGGTTTCGTCGTCATTGATCGAGTTGACACACTTCTGCCCGATCTAAGACCTGCTCTTTATAAGCACCTTTACCAGATGGTTAAGGATGGGATTTTGGATCAAATAATTTTATTGGTTGCTGATACTTCGACGGCTGTTCCATCCCTTCCCGACTCCGCGTTTTTCAAAATAGAGGAAGGCGTTATTACGAGACTGTGATAGAATAGTGGGGTCAGGACGCTTGTAACGCCCGGACAAGCCTAATCGCTAAAGGAGAGCGACTATGACCCCAGACATATCATACCTGATACCATTCGAGGATCGTCCTAAACCTCCCAAAAATCACGACTGCTGCCCTACGTGCAATGGGACGAAGAGGAGAACATCGAAGCAGTGCTCTGGTTGCAGGATAGAGTCAAAAAGACCGAAGATAGAGCAACCTGATGACCCGACGATAAAGTATATACCTTTGACTCGTGGACAATACGCTATCGTAGATTCAAAACATTACGATAGATTGTCTCAATTCAAATATTTCTCCCTATGGAGCGATGGAACACAAAGTTTCTATGCCGTCAGAACGGTAAAAGATTTAAGTAAAAAGTCTAAGCAAAGTTTGATTTCTCTCCATAGAGATGTGTTGGAACTTACCCCTGAAGACCCAATAACAGTAGATCACGCCTTCCATAATACTTTAGATAATCGGGAGTTTATAAATGGAGAGCCAAATCTAAGACTCGCAAATGGTTTCGAACAGATGTGGAATCGCCGCAAGTTTCGCAATAATACCAGTGGGTATACGGGCGTTACTAGAAATAAACGGAGTGTAACTGAGAGGTGGCAGGCGGAGATTACTGTTAATGGAAAAACGATATATCTTGGAACTCGCGCAACAGCAAAAGAGGCGTATGAAGAGTTATGGAGACCAGCAGCATTGAAATATCACGGGGAGTTTGCGAGGCCAGAATGACGATCAAGATTGTTATTCCGATGGAGCCGATGGGAGTTAATCATTACGTGCGCCACACACGCGCAGGACGACACTACAAAACACCAGAGGCAATATCCTTCGAGCAGATCGGTGCGATTGCTTGTCGGGGACTTGCCGTGAGCGCGAAGGAGTATTCTGTGACTATTCATATCTACCAAGGCGCGAAGAAGAAGGGGGACATCGACGGATATGCAAAACAGACCCTAGATTTATTGGCGACCAATGGAGTCCTGCTGGACAAGAATGGGAAACACAGCACCGATGCCCATGTAATTGAGTTGCACATGACCAAGCAACGGGACAGGAATAATCCAAGGACGGAAGTCATTGTTGAAGGACTATGATCTATGCAACCGCATCTACGGCAGAGGATATTGCGAGACTCTTGCGTTCAAGCCAAGAGAGCCGCAGGGATGCAGGATGGGACGACGAAGAGAAAGTGACCATAAAGGCGATTGCTCCTGAGCCTATTTGTATTACAGCCCCAAGGAAGAGCGGAAAGACGAGAGAACTCCTGAAATTTGCGGAGGAGAAATATCAGAACGGGCAGTTCGCGGTAGTGTGTTTGAACCATGAAATACAGAGTGGCATCATTCGCCAACATTGGCTCCTGTTCAACAAGATCGGACCATCAGATGTTGTGGCTGCAAGGCTACTAGGAAAGCCTGTAAGCGCGGAAGGAGTCACTGCTCCTCTCATGTTGACCCCGAACAACCTGCATCTCCTGCGGGGGCAAGGCAAGCCAGTATTTGTGGACGAATGGAATCTCATCCCAGAGGACGCACAGAGGGATATACTAGACTCTGGAAGGCTTATTGCCGCCGTCACGTCCTAATGGTCTACTACGAAACAGCCGAAACCGCCGAAGACATCGCTCGACTCTTACGGAGTCGCGGCAGGATCGTGGTTACGGCTCCTCCCCGCTCTGGGAAGACGACTGAGTTGTTGAAGTATGCTGAAGAGCGGTATCCAAACGGTCGTTTCGCCGTCATCATCGCCAAGGAAGAGGATCAGAAGCGTATCATCAAACTGCATTGGAGATTGTACAACGGGATAAGCCACGTTGAAGTTGTGGCCAAACGTCTTTTAGGGCAAGAGCTAGAGGGAGAGGATGTAATGACTCCAGTGGTCGTTACGATGAAGGGTATTTACGTTGTGAGTCCTAGTTGCCCCATATTCGTAGACGAGATAAATCTCTTGCCAGAACCTGCACAACGCGCTATCTTCAAACGTAGGCTCTTCATCGCCGCAACCACTTCATAACGGGAGAACACATGCCATCCAAGAAAATCAAAACCGGGAAAAAGGTCAATTTCCTCCTCATCCCTGAGCAGGACGCACACGGGAAGATTCCTGAGCCGTACAAACTGCTGAAGGAAGTCCGGGATATGCACCATGGTTCCACAAAGCAAGCACGGATCGCAATGGCGTGGCGGCTGAGAACCAAGGCCGACAAGGACGGTCACATTGTCCTTGGCAAGTGCGTAAAGGTTTCAGACCTGTACCGTGAGTACGCCGACTACGACTTTATCATTGTTCTTAACCGCGAGTTCTACGATGAACCAACGGTCACAAAAGAGCAGCGGATAGCTCTGATCGACCATGAGATGACACATGCCGCCCCGACATACAACGATGAGACTGGGGAGCATGAGGTGGATGAGCGAGGTCGCTATCTGTTCCGGTTACGATCTCACGACGTAGCCGAGTTTTATGAGATTGTTCAGAGAAATGGTATATGGAAACGCGATCTCGCAGAATTTGCGAGAGTTTTACAGGAGAAGAAGAAGGCTCCTCTGTTCTCTATTCCCGATCCTGCGGCGTCTCAGGACGCTCCAGTTGTGCAGTAGCTGTTAGTGCCCCTATCAACATCGCACTCTCGATTATCAAGTAATCCATGGTGGTCGGGTTTGCGATGTTGTCCTCAACAAAATCCTTAGATTTTGATTTCAGCGTGGCAACATCCACGTCGGACTGCTCTATGTAGTCTCGCATGATGTCGCCTCCCGCTTCAGGATTCTAGCAATAGTGCATCCAAGCCACGGCCCCGTCTTCTTTTTAGTACCACGGGCAGGAACTCCATTGGCGTTGAGAGCGTCTGCAATCCTGTCGCAAGAGAGTCCTGCCGCCTTTAGTGAGCGCATCTGGTGGAGCACGGTGTCTTCACCTGGCTTTTCTCCATACCTAATTCTTCCTTCGCATTTTCCGGTAGCTGCACGCTTTCTCTCCCTAGCCACGCGCAGCTTGATATTAATACAGCACCTATCAAACTCGCTTACCGCTGCTAGTATCTGACGAATCAATTTCGCGGTAGGATTAGAGTCGTCGCCTTCTGTGAGGTCTACTCCTCCAGAGGCAGAGATAACGTGAACCCCAATTTTCTGGAACTCTCGGATCACAACCTCAGACACGATCATATCTCTCGCAAGTCTCGTCGAGTCTTCGATTAACACAATCTTTATCTCATGCACCCGAACGTATTCTAGGCACTTGGAAAGCCCCTCTCGCCCTTCAAGTTCCATCTTCCCTGTTACGCCTTCGTCACGGAACTCCTCTAGGATCGAGATGGCGTTCTGAGTGGCATAGGACTGAATCTTCTCCCGTTGGCGCGGAAATCCATCCCCAGATATTTGTCCTTCACTCGATACTCTGAGGTAACTCACTGCTTCAGTCATGTCAAAATTCCTCCCATATAAATACTACTCCGTGGGTTTTTACCATACATATTCCATGATTGTGGTTGATATAGTAAAGGTGAAACCACATCATCGTTATCTAGTGGAAAAGTTACTTTCTTCCTTCCCATCAGCCTCTCAGCTACATGAGCAGCTTGTTCCCTGCGCTTTTCTCTGTAACGCCGTTGCTCCAATCGCGTGTATTTCCTAGACACTTTTCTCTCCACTAGAACGGGATACAGTAGTCACATATTATGGGTTCACCAACAGAGCAACCGGAAGGACGTGGAACTTCCTTTTCGCATATATCACAGCGGGTGAACTTATCAGGATCGCTAACAGGCTGTGCCATAGCATCTGCGTGACGATTATTTTCTTTCACTATATCTTCGTCGGAGTATTCCGGTTCCTGCGGCTCTGGATTAACAGTGCCCACTCCACATCTATCGCATAAGGCAGGATTTTGGCTTCCGTCTTCAGGACACTCGCACTTGGTTAGACTTTTGTCGCAGTGGATACATATCCACCCCTGGCCGTCACATCGCCGACACAAAGGCTCAGGAGCTAGGAGCCTGATCCCCTCATTTAACTCCGCGAGTTGCGCTGCTATCTCGCGAAATAGAATAACCTGTAGCTCTAGGCATGGAGCGCTTCCATTCCTACTGTCGAGAATATCCATCTCACGGATTTCTTTAGAAGTCATAGTCTTCTCCCTTGCGTACTTTTTTTGGCTTCGGCAGGATAACTACCGGCTTTGCTTCTGGCATCTTTCGTTCCTTCTTGCCGTTCCACTCCCGCGACCGGCACTCCCGGTTCTGGCACGTTGACGGTAGTCTAGGCGGTTCGAGAATCGTGATCCACTCGTACTGGCACACTTCGCAATGAGCTAGGCGAGCAGGAATAGTTACGTTCTTAATCATCCCGTTCCCTTCAGCCAACGTGCTACGAGTTGTGTCCCTTCGGCTTGGCTAGTAGCATGTTGCGCTCCTGTCCTCCTGAAGTAGATGAATGGCTGCATCTTCGGCCAGCGGAGCCGCAGGACTTCGTATTCTCCCTTAGTGGGTTCGCGTGTAAACCCATCTTTGACTGCCCACTCCGCGAACTCTTCCAATTTAGACATAGCCAGTAACGACCGGCTGCGACCGTAAGCTGAGGTACGAACTTTATTGGGCGGAGGAGTGTAAGGCTTCTTCTCCTCTACATAGGACAACCCATCGCCGTAGTCCTCTAGGTTGCCTTGGCAATCGTTCGACATCCATTCATCATATTGATCCTCGAAATAGCTCATGGTTAGCTCTCTTCCTTGAATCTCCAGTCCTCATTGGTCAAAACCTGCTCCATCGGCCATCCCTGTTTGATCCTCCACGGGATTGTAGTCTTCGCCAGCCCTAACTTTCGTGACCACTGAGCTATCGAGAGCGTCTCTCCGTTGAAAGTAAGCGGCTCTCTTGATGATATGCGAGCAGGTCTATTCCAAGTCCTTCGCTTACATCCTGCACAGCGTTCAGGAATAGCGTCTGCGAACCACGGCTTAGTGTGGTGCGGGCATTCAGGATAGCAGCAGGTACATTCGAAGACTGTTTTAGTAATTTGCTTGACTGGCATCAGAAATATAACCTCACGAGAATTAGGACAACAATTACTCCTGTCCAGAGTAGAACAGGGTGGCGGGCAGGATATACCCTAGTCCAGCCGATAAGGACAGCTAGGCAAATGGCAATAAAGAACCCGACGAAGAATCTGAAGAAGGGAGTCAAAAGCACCACCCCATAATAAGCAATACAGCGATTGCGCTAAGGAAAAGATAGGTCTGAGCGGCAGGATGCTTGACTCTACTCTCTGCCCATCCCAACAGCAAGGCTAGGGCAAAGATGGCGAGGAACCCTAAGATGAATCGGAAAATGCTCACTTCTTCTCCTTCACAGAGGAGTCCCTGGGAGTGAGGTCTTTAATCCCTAGCCGCTTGAGGAGTTCGCAGAATTCTGCCGGAGAAGGACTAATTTTGTCGAGCTTTGCCATCTCCGCCAATAGGTCTGAGAAGTGAGTCAGGGCATCCCAGGCTTCGTCATAGACGCAGAGTTGTGGAGTCAGCTTACCGCCCAAGAGCTTCCATTTTACGGCGAATTCTCCCGATGTTCCCTGATCTCCGTCAGGACCGTAGAAACCGATCGTTACTTCGTCAATCAGACCATCGTATCGGTTGGTAAGGTTGGCGTCCGCGTACCATGCTTCTGCGAGGTGGTAGAACCCACGAATCATTCCATCGTGCTTTGCTTTATTGGTTTTCATTGTCTTCTCCCTTACTGGTTAACTGTCTTCCGAATAGCAACAACCTTCTTCTCTTTCCGAACCTTTACTGAACTTGATACTCCCGGCTTGCCTTCGATCCTAGACTTTAGCGGCTTCTCAGTGTCCAACTTCTTCATCCGCTCCCGCCACTCTCCAAGCATCATATGTTGCGGCTTGCTGCGGAACAAGTAGGACATAAGCGCGAGGAATACGACTCCTCCAATAGACAAGGACAGCGAAAGATTGCTCATACATGTCTCCATTTGATGTACCTCATAAAGCGTTGTGTGTCCCATGCGATCTGGTCGGCGGCGAGTCCCATACTCAACGTCAACTCTCCAAGGATAAGCGGGACAGGCTCACAGTCGATCTCGCTCCAGCTACCTGACCTATCGGTCTCCCGTGCCGCCATGCCATGCGTGAAGACGATGCGCTCCATAGCTACTCCTCTTCCTTCGGCCATTCGTAAGACGGCCAGTACAGGACGATCCCAAGTCCCAACTGATCCTGTCGCGGCTCAGGAATGTCTAAGTCGTCTGAGTCGAAATTGTTGAGCCAGAGAGCGCGAGCGATCTCCCATGACGATATAGCGTTGTTAACAGAGACGCAGCACTTGCCATACATATTGCGTCCACTGTAGCTCTCAGGCTCGTAGCCAGCCTCTTTCAGAACGTCGATAAACTTCTGTACCTCTCCCTTAGATTTACTCATTTCGGCATCCTTCCCTCTATGCGGCATTCACAGACAAGCATAACGACGAACAGGACGATCAAGAGAGAGCAGAACATGAATCCTGCCGGGTTGTCGTGGGCGAACGTGGTGATAAAGTGGATCATCGCTTGCCTCGTTTCTCTTCAGGTTCACTGGTGCTGCTTTGCCCACTGACGCGGCATAATTGATACAGCCCGAATGCGGTGGGGATGGACAGCACGGCCCATGCAATCAGTATTATGCGGATCATTTGCGCCTCCAAATCATCTGCCACATTGCAGGCAGAATGTATCTCCCTGCTAACAGCAGACCCAGCGTGACGATACTCAGGCAGAACAGACCGTAGCATTCCAGCACAATTCTGAGGCCATGAATGCAAACTGCGTGAATGGCGGGGTCGAGGGTCATTTTCCCTCCTTGCAGGCGGCGATGGCCGCGTCGATCTCCATAGAAAGCTTCGCGTCTCCGCCACTGTCCTCATTAAGAAGACTTGGACATTCCCCTCGGACAAGTGCAACCAGTTCTTCCAACGCGGCGAGAGCGCGATTCCGCTGGCAGGCAAGCTCGATGGCAACATCCTCAGTTGCTTCGTATACCGCGTCCGTATGCCGCCTCTTCAATTTAGCGAGCTTCGTTTCGGTTGCGGCGAGTACCTGTTCATTCGCTCGCAGCAATTCGTCCGCAGTCCATTCGTTCTTCACGATTTGACTCCTTTCTGGTGGATTGGTGCATTACATGGCTCAGAGCATACGCGGCAATGTTCTCCGGTCGCTCCCCAATCGGATGGCGCAAAACTATGCGTCTGCGACTCTTCCGCCTTGACCGCTGCGGCGGCTCTGATGAGGCGCATTCTCGAAATGAGAGTCTTAGGCATCTCCAGCGCGGCCAGTTCTGCCGCTGCTACCAGTTCCAATACTGCTAGACTATTGCTCAATTTGGCTCCCCCTCTTCGAACAGCACGGCGCACAGCAGCCGCTCAAGTCCGGCGTCCTTCTTTTGCCGCTCTTCCAATTTGGCAATATCGCTCCACAACTTTGCTTTATCTGAGTTGTATTCCTTACGCGCCTCCTCTTGATGCTCGCGTAACGCTACGGCTAGGGCGCGTTGCTTCAATTCGGTCATTTTAGGAGTCCTTTCCTGTTGCGGCAAGTTTTCCATCTCGGATAGGAGTAACCGGCTTGTGGTCACAGCGTACCGCGAACTGGCGAAACCCTACATGAGACTTCATATCCGGGACACGGACTATCTCAATCCGTGTCCCGTCGCATCGTGGGCAGGTAGTGGCTGTCACGCTATGCCGCCTTTGCCCGTTTCGGAGCAGGAATCAACTTGCGGTAAGCCTTGTGCGCCGCAATCAGCTTGATCTCCATGTCCACTGTCGCGTCTTCAATCCAGACATCCACGGCCTTGGCAAGCTCCTCAGCGGCGTAGAGGACGAGATTCGAGACGTTCTCTGTCTTCGCCTTTGCCTCTTTCGGGGCAGGAGTAGTAGGAGCCTTGTCCCGCTTGGCTGTCTTCTGTCCGCTACTCTTGGCAGCTTCTACCCGCGCTTTCAGGATGGAGGTAGCTTCTGAGCCGTTGGTACGGAGCGTGGCAAGGGCAAGGGAGGGCGTTACGGCCTGCTCGGACAGGAGATGCTTGATCTCCTCCGGCGCATCGGCCAACTCCACCGCCTCAGCGACAAAGCGAGCATTGTATCCCGTCTTCTTGCTCACGTCGGACTCAGACCAGCCAAAGCGGAGCAGACGGCGGAACGCATCGCCCAACTCCCATTTGGAGAGTGGTTTACCAGTGTTCGCGGTAATGGCGAGCAGGAGCCTCTCGGTCTCAGACTTGCCCTCTACTTGGATGACGGGGACGGAGCGGATTTCCATTCCTTCCGCGATGAGTTCCAGCACGGCACGCAAGCGACATTCTCCATCCAAAAGTATCGCTGTCTTTTTCTCGCCGGGGCTAGGAACGTCAAAACGTACCAGCAGGGGAATCTGGACACCGATCTGTGCGATGGAACGCTTGAGTTCGTCCAAGTGAGCGCGATTCTCAGGGAGAGAATAATTACGGGGGTTGTGCCCCTCTTCCACGCAGATCATGGATGGGGGAATTGCGAACATATCCCGCGCACCAGTCTTCAGGTCGCGGAGCCGGTCAGGGTTGGTTGCGCGATCCCAGTATCCGTCAGGAACATTGAGAAGATCGTAAGGGAGCGGAGTTACCGCTGTCTCAGTAGGGTTGATTGCGAGTGTTGCCATTTTCTTCCTCCCGGAAATAAGTTTTATGGCGTTTACTTACCTGATACGATATTGCTACGATCTAGAACCTTCAATCTGAGTCGCTGTTTGGCAACGGAAGATTCATGCGCTTTCTGCTTCTCTTCCCGTTCCTTTTCGGCTCTGCACTCAGAACAATAACCGCGTACATTGTCATGCTTGCAGTAATCTTCGCCTTCGCCAAACATTCCAAACTGTCTCATCTTATTTCTCCCACGACTACTATTGCATACTCGGATACGGAGTGTCAAGATAATAATTACATAATGCCTAATCTTTTCTTCCATGCGGCGTAGTGATTCGATGGAATCTTGCGTCGGAACTTTACGTCAAGCGACTGGATAACAGTGTTGCCAGTCCACGGTACGATCTCTTTCTCAGTGTTGCAATCTAATAGGGTTACCGTGAAGGTTCCCTTCTTCTCGCCGTTCTTCGTACAGGAATAACCACCGATACAGAATGGCAACGCCTTGCGTGGAACCTTCGCATCCTTCCACGTCTTCACGCGCTCATCGTGGACCCAATGGCGAGAGCCATCCCGCAGGTACACGTCACTGTAAGATGAGCCGTGCCCACTCTTGGTTATCAGGATGTATTCCCCGCAATCGCTCAGGAACATTGCCATACAATTATCCTCCCTAAAACTATTTTATAGATATTGAAAGCCCCCAACACCGCTGTACTGGTCTTGGGGGCTTCGCAAAATATGCGGGAGATGCCGGGTTGCGCGAGCATCGGCTGGTGCTTAGGCAGTAGAGACTCTGAGCATCCCCGCATATTTATCTTGATATGTCCGCAAGAATATGTCAAACTGATCTTGCTTAGGCAATAGAGTACAGTAACCGTGAAAGCGGTTAGGGTGAGTTCGCAGCACACTTTGATCCCAACTAAACAACGGGCTGCTAAGTAATAAGGACTACTGGACATAGGCACCAGATGAAAGAATGCAAGCGCATAATCGCGGCTCCGGGACGTTAATTGATACGTCACTACCCCTACGTCCGCGTCTAATGGCATCCCTAACGGGTTCATAAATGCGCCTCTCTTCGATCAAGAGTCTACTACTTTATTGCTACGTCCGACTCCCCAACGGTACTAAATGCCGAGGGAAGGGGTATGCTCTACGCTGCTAACTGAGCCTCTAACTGTTGCCGTTCGGTTTGCAGTTCTATTCGTTCCGCATCACTCAGCCAGTAGCGTTTCTTCATCTTCGATTCCAGACGTTGCACCTTGGCCTGTATCAGCGCAGCAGGAACCTCAGCCCCTATCGCTTCAATCTGCGCCTGTAGGCTCTGCCGTGCTCGCATGTCATCCAACTTCACCTGATAACGTGTTGGCCCCCAAACCGGGTACTGGTCGTCTTCCGTTGGGATAGGTGATTCACTTACGCGATGCGCCCGGTACTTCCGTACCTCGATAAACGACTGCGATCCTGTCCCGCGAACAAATCGCCATAGTTCTTTCAGGTAGAAATAGTAGCTCCCTGCGTATTTCTCTTTCATTGGTTGGCGGACTTCCGAATATCCGGTAAAATCCCATCCGCGCTCACGCATAGCGTTGTATAGGTCACGGCTAGTCGCATTCCGTTTCCGGCGAGCTAACGCCCCAACCTCAGTTCTCATGCGTCGTGTGGCCCGGTAGTCCTGCCAGTCTGCCACTTCCCTCGCCCTACGCTCACTCTCGCGCTCACCCCACTCAGGATCGTACTCAGGGTCTTTCCGCGTCCCTAACAGGCAAGGATTCCGCAGCGTGTACTCGCGTCCCATGCCGTCAAGTTCCCGCTGTAGACGCTTTATCATCGTTACAGCACGATCCAAGTTCTTAGGCTTTGGAACCCTTGCGGCTTTGGCTTTGGGTGCGGCCGATTCCTTCCACTTCGCCAGCGCTTCCTTGCCCTGATACGTTTTCCAGTACGCGGCAGGAGTCGCAATCATCTTCATACACGTTCTGACACGTCCTTCGCTTGCCACTCCCTCGACTATCAGCCAGCGCGTATCCCCGTTGACTTCCACCCGAATATCCAACGGCTTGACTCCCCTCAATGCCGCTGCGAGTTTCGCACGGCATAGGGTGAGCGGCGCATATCCCGGCATGGGAATCCCTACAAACGGAGCCTTAGCTTTGATAGCGGTTGCCAGCGGCTTGCTCAGATCGTATTCCTGATTAGCTTGCATCGGTGTTTCCTCCCGGTCGAATACAAAACAACTATTTCACAACTGGCGGTAAGGTGTCAAGAGTAAAAGTATCAGGCTTGCAAAGTTACGATTACAGTGTTGACGTTGGTTCCCGACTCAGTAAAAGAATTCTCAGGTAATGCTTCGATGCTCCCGCCAGCCTCTACAGCGGCTCGTACCATCCTGTTTAGGGTATCGGTACGGAATGTCACACTCGACGGCATGACAGAGACTAGACGGCCTCCATGCTTAAGAAAAGCCAGAGCGTGCAGGACGTGTGCGGGCGCAACATCCATCCATTCCTGATAAACTTCCGGGTCAGGAATATACGGCGGTGTGCTTACGGGGTACTGGTAGGAGACAGCGCGAATCATCCCTAAACCTCTCTCTTGGCGGTGACGTAAGTAGCAAGCAAGTCTCGGTAGTGGATGAGTGCCCGCGCCGTTCCGTATCTTCGCCCTGTAAACTTCCGACCTGCGGAAAGGATGTAACGTCTTACTGAATCAATCACATGCTGCTTATCAGGATGTGGATGAGTCATTTCAATCCTCCGGTATAGTTACCATAACGTGTTTACCGTTGACGGTAGCAGGATAGGTCTTTAATCCTGCCGGGTCTAGCTGCGCAATTGCATAGTACAGACGAATGCGAAGCTCCGAATCCACTAGATCAATAGCTGGATTGTTTGCAATTTCCTTTGCCACGCGCAGGAGGCGTGCATAGTTCTCATCCTGTCGCGGCTTAGGACTCGCGTTCTCGCATCCGTACTCGGTTGCATACGCTTCGAGGTTGGCCAGGAGTTCGGCCTTGGTTGCGTACTGGTAGCCTACCTGCGCCGGTCTATCCCCGGTGAGGTCTACGCATTGCCAGAAGTCGAATAGGTGGCAGAATCCCAACTCTGTGAAACGTGTTTTGTGGACTACAGGAGTCCAGCTTGTTGCCTGTTTCCGTTCGGCGTCGGTCAGGACGCCAAAACATTTACGGTCGCTCTCTATCGCTTGCTCTAAGAGTTTACTCATTGCTTTGTTCCCCTTCCAGCCGGTGAGCGGCTAGGATGGCTGTGTGAGTGAAAGAATCTGCCCGGATAGCACCTGTACGGCGTGGTAAGTTTCCATCGCTTTTCTAAAAAGTTCCGGCGTACCCGCATCAAAATAAGCCTTCTGTGCGATGGTATTCCTGCGCCGCATCTTGGCTAATTCCTTGCGGAGTCGGACGACTTCTGAGGCATCCCAATCTTTCATATTCCCTCCCATCTCTAATATTATCCCTATTGGTTTCGCGGTGTCAAGTATAAAGTATAGGAATTGCGAATTTATATTCCATCTCTGACACTTTATTACCGACAATTTACACTAAAACCGTTTTTGGCGTGAAAATTCTTAGGAAACTCTACATTTTAGCGCATTATCCCGAATCCAATCGT